CCTCCTTGGACTCCTCCTTGGGCTCCTCCTTGGACAGATCCTTGACGGCAAATTTGCGTATGCTCAAATGAATGTACTGGCTTGCATTGAGCTCAATTGTACTCATACAATCGTCCATTAGTTTGAGAGTATATGATTCATCGAATATATAGGGAAGTGATTGGTATTGCAAAAGGCGCTGAACAAATCCAACGCTAAATAGTTCATTTCCGTCACGCATATAACAGCTATTTACATCAAGTGGAATTGACTTTTCCATTTTTGGATGACAGTATTCAATTGATATAAATCTTACACGGGATCGTTTGTCTTCATATTGTACATTATGGGTTGGTAATAGACGAACGATATAGTTCCCCTTGTATTTTATCATCGCAAAAGCATTAATGATGTTGCCTATGGTGCCGGGACTATCAATACGATCATTGGTATCTTCAAGAATTATCGGGATATCAGAGTCGTCTGTAATATAACTGCCCATGTTAACATAATCCTCTGTGATGAACGTCATCGGTACGGATTTAGATAGAGTTTCTCGATAGCATTTTACAGTGTTAAACCATGAGAAGCGGTTGCTTGGTTCGTATTTTTGATTGGTGAAAATGTGGTACAAGTCGATTGCAACATCTTCTGAGATGTCACAAAAAATGGCAAAAAATGGCACGTATGCATAACATTTGTCGTATGCCCCCTTCAAATACGTGTGTATAAAGCTACACACCACAATCAATTTGAGGAAAAATGAGCTATTTGTTAGCTTTGTAGTAAGGTCTTCCAAACTCTTTGATGTGTGGTTAAGTAGTCCCATTTATGATACGGTAATACATCGCATTTTTTTATATCTGTATAGTGCATGACCAAGAAATATAAATCCGGATTGTTCATATTCCGACGCGATTTGCGTCTTGAAGATAACAAAGCATTATACGAGTGTGTAACCCAGTGCGAACGGGTACATGCATGTTTCGTATTTACGCCAGAACAAGTAGGAGCCAAAAACGACTACCGATCAGCGAACGCAATACAGTTCATGATCGAGAGTTTATTTGACCTCGAAAATCGCGTTCGCAGTATTGGTGGGAAGCTCGTGTGTCTGAAAGGGAAAAATAATGAAGTGATTTCATCGGTAATTGCAGAAATTTCGCCCGATGCCATATTTTTCAATATGGATTATACACCTTATGCAAGGGAACGTGACGCTACCGTGCGCAAAATATGTGAACGTGCCAATATTCCTTGTATTGAGAGTCACGATTATTACCTCCATGTTCCTGGGTCGGTGTTAACTGGCTCGGGATCGGTATATAAAAAATATACCCCTTTTTACAATGCGGTTCTCCACCTCCCTGTTGACAAACCAATCGTGAAGCGTATCAAAAACATCCATAGCTCCTCATTTGGAGGTGACTACATCGTATCTCTTAAAGAGATGCAGAGAACCTTCCCTCAAAACCCGGATATCATGGTAAGAGCGGGACGAGATATCGCGCTGTCGCGGCTTGAAATCGGAAAGAAAAAACAGCCAGACTATGACAAAAAACGCGACTTCTTTACATACGACACGACCCATCTATCGGCATATATCAAATTTGGTAACCTATCTATAAGAGAAGTTTTTCATACATTTGCCAGCACTTACGGAATTGAACATGGTGTCATACGCGAGCTTATCTGGCGCGACTTTTTCGCACATGTCTTGTTCGGATACCCGGAGGTGCTGGGTCAAGCATACGTACCGCGCTATCGAAAACTAAAATGGCGTCGTTCTCAGAGCGATTTCGAGAACTGGTGTAATGGAACAACGGGCATTCCGATTGTTGACGCAGGTATGCGACAAATGAACAAAACAGGGTATATGCATAACCGTGCCCGTATGATGTGCGCCACCTTTTTGGTCAAGACACTGCTTCTCGACTGGCGTCTCGGAGAACGGTACTACGCACAAAAGCTCACCGACTACGATGTTGCGTCAAACAATGGTAACTGGCAGGCTATTAGTGGTACAGGCGTGGATATGAAACCCTATTACCGTGTAATGAGTCCGTGGACACAGAGTCGCAAATACGACCCAAAATGCGAATATATCCGTACATGGGTACATGAACTGAAAGATGTACCCGACCGGGATATTCACGAATGGGATGAAAAGTGGAAGGACCACAAAGGGGTGTACAAAAAGCCTATTGCGGACGTATCTGCGCGCACGGAAGAAATGATTGCCATGTACAAAGCGGTCTAAACATGTCATAAATATATGACATGTCTATTTAGATGTCAAGAGCGATGCTGCGGTCAGATTTCTGCTTGCGCTTCTGGGTGCGTTTGGGAACCTTTCCGTCGGTCATATCGGCAACTGAGGCTGCGCTCACTACCGAATCGCTTTTCTTTTTCTGGATGTTCACGTTCTTTGTCTTAAGACCCGCGAGAAGGTCATCAATGTCTGAGTTCTTGGGACCTCGCATTTCCGGTCGTGTGCTCTTTTCTTGTGTTACCTTTCCTGCCGTGTCTAATTCAATGCCAGATTCTGCATGGGACAGATCGGGTCTGGATTCGGGACGTGATGACCGTGCGGTTTGTGTGGCTTGAGGCGCAGGTGGGGGCGGTCCCGTTGGCTTGGGGGTGTTGGACATCATATCGTTGGCCATTGCAAATGCAGGCGAGTTCTGACTCATACTGTTAACAGTAGCGTCAGTAAACGCCTTCATCAAATCTGGATTCTGACGCATCACATCATTGAACCCGGGTACTGAGGTAGAAAGTGCCTTGTTAGTGAAGTTTACTACAGCTGCACTGAACCCTAAGCGGAGAAGTAGCGAAAGCTCGGGCGCAATCTTACCCCCCTTGTATTTTTCGTACAGTTCCCCGAACAACTCCTCGTAGCTGTCAATGTCTTCGTTCACTTGTTCGCCCCAACCATCAAGGTTTACATCAAATGGATTAAATGCCGAGTTTGCATATTCCAAGGAGTTCACTGCGGTCATAAACCACCACCCCTGGAGCTTGACACTGTCTTTACGGCGCTTGTCTTCAAGCGCGGTTTCGTACTCATCTTCGACTTCGTCAAAATCCGACTCCATTGTCAGGTTATTCTGAAGTTTGATGAGTCCCTTATCATTCCAGTCTTCCAACTTCTTGAGCATGATTCGCTTCTTGCGGCGCATCTCACGGTCGCTCATTCTCTGTGCGGGGCGCTCGGATGGCATCTTCATGAGATCGGAAGACTGACCCACGAAGTTTGCCGTGGCGCTTCCGAGACGAGAATCGGTGGACTCGTCCATTGCGGGCATCGATGGCATTGGATCTATGTTTATTTCCGGTTCTTCCATGGGTGCCATTGACGGGAATGATTCAGACATACCTCCTCCGTTCGAGGATGTTCCTGTAAGATCATTCAATTCATTTTCAAGTGTGTTAAGGTCACCAATTTCAATGTCATTGTTTGCGGATCGGGGCTTGTCATTCATGAGTAGTTCAATGCCGGCTCCCGAAAATCCAGACGATCCAATGTCATCAATACCAATTTCTACAGCTTCCATTATGTGATAAATAGAGTATTTGTTTCTAAATTCTACACGCGCAATAATATTTGCTCAATGTACCATACTCCTTGCAAAAAGGCGTCGGCGAGATCGTCTTTTTTGGGTGTGTCCAACACTTTTTCCCATTGGACAAGGTTGCGCTGATGCAAAACCTGTCTGCAAAATTTCACACCGTCTGTCTTGTTTGCGCGATATCCTTGTGCCTCACCCCGTGCAAAATGTTTAAGTTTGTTTTGGGAGCTGATAAACTTGATGTCAACTTCATCCTGGCGCATAATGTAAAATTGGGCGAGCATGCCCTGGATTGTCTTCATGCGGTTTGCAATCGGCGATATCTGGTTCTCGATGAGCACGAGGTCTACCTCCATGGGAAAGTAGGTTTCACCTGCAGCTTTGAGTCGCTTGCCGATATCGATGAGGTCATAGTCCTGACATTTGCGCGTTTCTTTTTTGTAAGGAACCAGGCGATGCTTCAAATAATAGTCCACCAAAAACGCGATTCGGTCCGCTTTCGTTGTAGCAATCGGCATGGGGATACATTGACTGCACCGTTGGGCAATTTCCGTGACACTTAATTTTCCTAAAGCAGTTTTCTTCATGCTGTTGTCGTACTTTGGAATGTCGCTCCTTTCGGCATGGCTCTTACAATATGTTCGGCCGTTGCATACAAACACTGCTTTGTTTGTACATGGTTTGCCATTCTTTTGCGTCTCGCTGCATTTTTGTGTAACAACCTTATTACTTTCTATCAAATCCACTACTTTCCAGTCTTCTATGGATACATCATTGCCCGACACTTCAAAAATGCAATAGGCCAGGTTTTTTATACCAACGTCAAAGCTTGCAAGTTTCATCTGTATTTATGTGTCATGTTTTATCCTTTGACTAAACGAATATGAAGATTTTGTGAAGCATGTTCTTCACAAAGTCTAATTATTTTTTCAAAAAACCTGTCATATTTACTTCTGGCGCCACCGCCAAGTACGTAGACGTTACCTCTTTCAGATAATTTTGTTTAAGGTCACTGTTATTATGCACAAGTGGGTCTATTAAGCTTTCATATAGCCCATTTTCAGTAACAGGTGTTTGCATCTCATGTTTTCGTGGAAGAGGAGTGTTCTGTAGTGCGCGACGATACTCCCAACCAGATGTGAACTCTTTTTTCGACTGATTGCATAAATTCACATCCTGTGGGCATGCAACAGGTCCTGCTTCTTGTTTGTATACTTTGTTTATTCGTGCGTACTCCATATACAATGTCTAAAGATAATACTTCAAACTTATAAGTTTGCACGCACAACATCAAGCAATTCGGACTTGCGCATTCGGTAATAGTAAGGTACCGGTGGTGTGAACTGCCCTACCAGATCTTTCAATTCCGCAACGGTCAGTTCTTGATAATTGTCTGGAACAACATTTTGTTCCGCCTGCGATTCTGCTGAAACCGTTGCGTCGGGAAATTGTAATTCCGGCTCTGAATCAGAACTTTTTCGCGCGGCATCATCCTCGTCAAACTGTTGAAGCATCAAGTCCTCCGCATCACTTTCTAAAGTTGCGTCATCTTCAATAATGACAATAGAACTCTCGGCATTCGTTTGCGATTCTTCATCATTTTCATTTTGCGTTGTCATGTTTCCGGTCGGGTATTCCTGCGAGTCATTGTCCGACGCATATTTGTAATCAACGCCTTCTTCCATCTCTTTAATGTCGTCTTCAGACTCTTCATCATCGGAACTCTCTTCCTCTTCGGAATCATTGTCAGACTCCTGTTGTGAGTCTTCAATTTGTGGCAATTCATCAATTTCTTCGACGCGGTGCTCAAATGCATTTCCTCCACTTGGTCGAAGATAATGTTCCATACCTTCCATGTGCATTGTTCCTGCGGTCAAGTCCATTTCTTGAACATTTAATTTGGTAACAATATTGTTTACAATCTCCAACAGAGTGGAAACTCTTGTCTCAAGCGAATTAATTCGCTGTCGGAAATGATATACCATCATCGCAACAAGAACTACAGACACAACAACACTTCCTACAAAAAACGTATTCAAAAAGTTCATAATTGATACCATTGTATTATAGTTAGAATCAAACCGCTCTTTTTATTTATTTTCGACCATTAATTATATAATGGATATACGTCGCGCGCTTCTATCTGACCCGAAAAACATGGCCATTACAGCATTAGTCGCCATTCTTATTCTTATGCTTTTAGGAATCAATGTGTTTATCGTTATTGGAAATATTATGGAAGTACTTATGGCCGCGTTTGGTCCCCTTGTTGCTTACATCATTCGTTCGGTCGGATACATCATTGGTACTATTATTACCCAGGTTGCCGCACTCTTTGGAAACGTTGGACGCCTTGGTGTGACTGCGGTTGAACAAACTGCCAAGACCGCCGGAAATGTTATCCAGAATGTCTCTGGAGGTCCCGTCATGGAAAACATGGCGACCGAACCCGAGCCTACATATACCGCTAACCCCATCATGCAAAAAGAAGCAAAGGGCGGATACTGCTATGTTGGCGATAACGATGGACAGAGAGGGTGCGTTGAGGTCGATGATCCTGCCATGTGCATGTCTGGACAGATCTTTCCTGAACGCGAGACTTGTCTCAATGCTACTATGACTCCCAATGACCCGAAATTACACCGTCTATAAAAAATATGAGTTGAAAACAACTCATATTTATGGGATAACCGATCCAATTATTTTTTCTTGTTTGCAATGCGCGATGATTTTCGTGGTACGACATTTTTCGCGGCATCCTTTTTTTCCTGGCGCTTCTTTTTTGCCACAGCCTTTTTTTCAGTAGATTTTTTCAACATTAGAAGTGCTTCGGCTGTGTCTTTTACAGCTTGTTCATGCTCTTTGGCAAGTCTTTCTTTTCGGATTACCTGTATAAGTTCGCGATAGTTCTTCTCAATGACTTTGTGTTCAGCTTCCCATTCATCCATGTTATGAGGATAGTACTTCATGCGAACTGTGCGTCGTTTATGATTGGCCAGATCCTTCTTCATGAGTTCGAATAAGCGGAGTTCTTCGTCTTTGTATTCCATTGTTTGCTTGTTTGCTTGTTTGCTTGTTTGCTTGTTTGCTTGTTTGCTTGTTTGCTTGTTTGCTTGTTTGCATACAAATTAAGATATTGAAACAATCAATTTTACAGGTTAAATCAATAACTTATTAACTATAATACAGCACGTGCTCGCCGCCCATAAACCCAATAACATTGTTGTAGAGACTGATACCAGAGACATCAGAATAATTCCCACAAATGTCAAGAATCGCACTTTCATAAATGAAATTATACGTTCCATTTTGTGAAGGGTCAAGTGTGGTTATTTCTTCGGTTTCTTGATAGGTAGTTGTGTCATACTCACTATATGTACCGCCGTAATCGTAGCCGACGTCGTTGTTGTTTTTCCATAGAGTTAATGGCGCCCATGCATTTAATATCGTCATTGGATATGCAGTGGGAATATTAACAAAGTAATACGAACCATCATTTACAATATATGTCAGTGCTGGATTATAACTGGAATCATCCACATAATAGATACCGTTCCGAAGAGTAGTATTTCGCAATTCATACCGCGGTAGATTGTTGTACTTCACTACGCTCACAAATACATGCTCTGATAATATGCGCGGGGCAACTGGCGCAGTTGGAGGAACTATAGGCGCAGTTGGTGTAGTTGTCGCCAATATGTCCTCTCGGTACCGAAAAATAGATACGATTTCTTCACCCTGGGAATACGATTCAATGATTACCGACGAACTATCCGTTGATGCGCTGGTATTGAAGGTCAGATTTGTTACGGTCGTTGTTTCGGTGGGATGAGCCTTAATGCCGTAATCAAGACTGTCGATGTTTTCTGTAACGGTAATAGGTGGAAAGTTGGTAAACATGGGCTGATACACAACATCAAATACATAATCCGCCGTACTATTTACGGTGAGGTCAAAAATGTCAATTGTCCCCAAATACAGATCCCCATGTATTTGATCATTGGTATTGAGGGTAGAATCAAATACAATATCATGAACATCAGGCAACGTAGTGGTTCCTGTGCTCACGATGCTATCATTAAACATGATACGATAACGGATAGATGTAAGACTTACATCAATGCCTGTAAATATGCTCGGTTTATTTGCAGTACCTGTAATATAAAACGATACGGGAATAGAGAGGTTTATTTGTGTGGTAGATGTCGGAGTATCCAAAGGATATATGGTCATGGCATTCGTGTAAGATGTATAGGACATGGACGTGTCTTTTGTGGTCTGAGCATATACATTAAATACGGGCGACGGGAACAGTATACCATAGTCTCGCGATATTTTGTAGTTATAGAGAGGAACATTGTGATCAAGATACAAGTTAATAACGCCGGGTACGTCAGAATTCGATGAAGGAGCGGGGGCAGCCGATGCATCACATACATCTACTGCATTGTTATATACATATGTGTCATAGCGGTTATCTCGTTTGTTGTATGCAACCTTGCGATTCTTAGGCTGTGCCGCGCGCGTCTGTACCACATTTGACCATAGAGACCGTTGTGTTTTTTTACCCATTTTGGTGTCGGTTCTTTCGTATTTCAGCGTCTCTGCCTTTCGACGCATATCAAAATCAAATTGGGTATAGGTTCCATCGTACGGACTTATTTTTTCAAAGCGATTTTTGGGTAAGAATAGCTGCTGTTTTTTCTTACGTTGTGTACAAATATCCTCTACTGATAGTGTGGTTGTGGTGTGTAATGACATATAGTGCTATATCATAACACTATATATTGATTGTATTTATGCTTGTGCCGCGTACCAGAGGTTGGACAGGTAAGCATAGTCGCTTATGGGTTTCATTGCCGAGAGCGAACTTGATGTGAGATTCGGACCAGCGCGCATCACGCGGTTGATTTCGAATACATCGAGAGCTCGGTTAAAATATCGAAGATTGGACATGCGTCCGTTGAACCCACCGTTTTGGTTCAGGTACACATTGTAAAAGTTTTGGTTAGGTACGTGCTCTTGTACCACGCGTCCAGATACGGTTCCATTCACATAAACATCCATAATGGTGTTCTGCATGCGAACCGCGACATGTACCCACTTTCGCAGAGGGATGTTCTTGACATCAACCGACTGAGAATTATCGCCATATTTGGTGGTGTTCATCACAACATGAAGCGTGTTATCTTCAGGGCCAATATAGACGCCCGGACCGTTGTGCAGCTTTGCACGTCCGTCTTCGCCATAATCACTGGTACCCTTGTTAAATACATGCATGTATTTTGAAGGTTTGTCTTCGCCGCCGTTTTCTAAAAACAGCCATGCAGACCAGGTAAACTCGAGACCCGTAGATTCATTGTTTGATCGAAGAATGGGAACCGCGTTTGATGACTGGGGGTCTTGGGTGATCATGGCAGACTCGCGTCCGCTCAAAAGACCTTTGACAACATAAGGAGATTCGGAAGGCATGGTGAAATATGCAATGATTGCAAGACCAACACGGAACAAAACGATGAACACTATGATGATCAGTACTAAAAATCCAAATTTCGCAATAATAGAGCTGCCTGCTACCACTTGAGTAGCCGCGGGAGGCACGGCAGCAACTGTTTCTGCGACATTATCATATACCTCTCTTACATTCTCTACGCCCATCTCAATACTATCGCGGGCGCGCGCATATAAACCCTTATCTGTTTCCGACATAATATAATATACGTAGAGGTTTTGTTGATACTCAATCGCAATGTTTGTTTGAAACAAACATTGTTCGTCAGTCACTTAGAACAAGGATACGCGTGCTTGCTCGACCTGGTCGCGAAGAAGAGACACATCAACACCGTAGTTTGTGATTAATGGTTCTTGTCCACTTCCGCGCATGTATTCGTTAAATACCTGCTGAGGGTTGAGAGGATGAGGCCAACGTTTGAATCGCGCAATGTGCGCGTCGAAAACGCCAGAGTTGATTCCGGCTGATTTGCCAGGAGGCTGGGCCACCATCACGTTCTCTTTGAAGGCACGCTCAGATCGCACCAGTTTTCCGTCAAGGTATACATCGATAACATCGTTGTCAACGCTTACCGCAACATACGTCCACTTCTGGAGAGGGAAGTTGGTCGTGGCAATCACGCTTCGCGAAGTGTTGTCGCTCATAGGGATGTCGATCTTAAGGGTGGGCGACATGGATTCCAGCGCAACTCGGAACCCGGCACGCTGAATGATCACCTTTTCCATGGTAGAATCCCACGAGTTCACATACACCCAGATTCCGTAAGCATACCGGGTTGAGGCAGGCGCGGATAATTTCGATCCCGCAACACTCATTGGTGCATCTCCAATATCCTGATATTTGAACAATTTCTGTCCAGCATCCGTGAGATAAAGATACAAGATATAGATGAGAATGGAAACAAGAATGCCTAAAACAATCAGTAGGTAGTTCATTATAATATACGGTTACAAATTTTTATACGATTGGGCTTGGTAACAAGCTATACAAGTTGTACTCGCGAGTAATCGCTGAACGGGAAAGCGGGTTGGCAAAATACTTGGTGTTACATAATGCTCCGTGTAAAGACGTATCACCCACGGATATCGCATCCCCAGATGAATATACATAATTGTTTACGTTCCAATCTTGGCTATCCTTCAGCTTAGCATTAATAAAGATGTCTACACGATCAATCGTTCGGTTAATAACGATATGATTCCACTTTTGCAGTTCAATCTTTGTGGACATGCGGTGTCCGTTTCCATGTTCGAAAATAACTTCCCCGTCCTTGTACTTGAGTTCAACGTTCCCGTATTTCAATATGCGCGCCGGCTTTCCAGTATTTTCGGTATGATTGATGTATACCCATGCACTCAAGCAGAATGATTCTGGTTTGTCGTCATATTCGCGTATTTCATCATATGCCTTGATCGCCATAGGGTTGTTAAGAAAGATGGGGTCCAGTTGAATGGGTAACGAGCCAAACGTTGTCATTGATCTGACAAATCGATGAAAGTACAACAACGTCAGAACGGCAACCACTTCCAAGATGTATAAACTAAATACGTCCGGTGGGGTACCGCGAATTTCAGTAGAGATGGTATTGATAAAATCTACCACAAGACATGGGATAAACATAACAAAATGTCCAATGATTCCCATATAACCACGTAATGAACGCAGGTAATTGCCCATAAATGTTCCCAGTAAGTAGAGCCCCACGATAATCGCAAGAACCGTAGTGACAAATATCATAAGCGATAAAAACATGGAATTTTCGTAACTGAGGTGGATATTGGTGTATACCAACAGTAGAATCCATGTGACTATGAGACCACCAACAATAAGATTGTCTACGGTATTTATTGACTTTCCACGAGTCCTAAAGAACATTGCTTGCGCAAAATACAGACCCATAATACCAAGGCCAATGGTAACAAGAACATTCCAATACATGACTATAAAATTAACGTTTGTCGTGGTCATGTAAACCACCACAATGACTGTAGCAAGCGCAAAGAAACGGAGAAAATAAGTAAAACCATACTCGCTTGACGTAAATATGTTGTATGCTTCTTTGAGTATAGATTCCATATGGTATTGAGTATACTATATGGTAAGATATTGCTTGTTTACATATTTTCCATGGCGGTCTTCTTGCCGTGGCATTCGCGACACAGAGCAACAAGGTTGTCGACATGGTTCGACCCGCCGTGTTCAAGACGTATTTTATGATCGACCTCAAACCATGCGTTAAGTGCAGTGGAACAATCTCCACATTTCCACCCTTGGTTTGACGCAACGAACTTCTTCTTGGTCTCACTTACAGACCGTTTGGTGCCTGTTTTACCCGAATTCATTACGCGTTCCTCGCGCTGTTCTTGACGGCGCTCTTCGTTACTGCCGCCGAGTTGAGCCGCACCGAAATCGAGAAAGGGGGACACGGTCTTCTTTGCCACGGGCATGTTCTTAAGGCACTCGTTGGTGGACTTGACAATCTCCTTGGCACGGGTCGGATCGCGCTTGATGATCCAGTATAATGTGTACGATACAAATACTGCCGCTGCCATTTGGTAATACTTTTTGGCAGCGAGCGCCATTTTGTAGTACTTTCCATCAGTATATATGTTTCCGACAATCGCGGCCGTGATGATAATAAATACAAGTTCTATACTCATTGCTTTGCTATATACGGATATTTTTCGCCAACCGCACCATACCTATAATGAAATGTATATGATAACCAATATTGCAATCACCAACAGCATGTATACATAGTGTGGATTTTCTATTGTAAACGGAGGCGGTTCATAGTGTTTTTCATAGAGCTCCGTTGCAAACGAACGTGAAATGCGCGGTTTCCCGAGGTGTTGATTCACCTCATTGTGTATGAAATGAATCCAGTGTCGGAAATCTGCGCCCTTATCTAAATAGGGCGACACGGGGAATTTATCCAGCAGCTTTTTAAACAAGATGCTGGCTTCCGGGTGCGGGAGAAACAGCGGCATGTTCATCACAAGATCGTAATATTTTCGTTTCATTGCTCGATTTGGTTGTTCGGGATAGTTATGTGCAACGGTATGTAGGAAAAACCAGTAATGAGGTCCCCAGACTTCAGGATCGAGTGCCATGATATAGACTAAGGCGCCATAATTGTCGCGATTGGTCGAACGACATAAAGATACGCATTGATATACTGCAACGATGAATGATAATTATTGCAATAATTGCGGGAAACAGGGTCACTTGTACCATCAGTGCAAACTGCCCATTACCAGCAGTGGAATAATAGCGTTTAGAAATACATCCAATGGTGTAGAGTACCTTATGATATGTCGCAAGGACACGTTGGGGTACATAGATTTTTTGCGTGGTAAATACAGTCTCTATGACCCAGTGTACATTTTAAACATGGTCGACCAAATGACCATAAGCGAAAAAAGCCGCATCATGGACGAAGACTTTGACAAACTATGGAACGATCTATGGGGCGTGAGTGACATCCTCAAGTACAAGAACGAAGAAAATGCATCGCGCGAAAAGTTCAATAGGCTCAAGGAAGGATATTTGCTAATGGGAAAAACGGTGACCATCAAGAGCATCATAGAAATGTCTACCAGCATATGGATAGAACCCGAGTGGGGGTTTCCAAAAGGGCGTCGCAACTTCCAGGAAAAGGACTATAATTGCGCCGTTCGCGAATTCGAAGAAGAAACTGGCTACTCTTCAAACAACATCGAGAATATCAACAACGTAGGTTCGTTTGAAGAGATTTTCACAGGCTCAAACTACAAGTCTTACAAACACAAATATTACCTCGCGTATATGAACTATGAAGATACGCTAACGCCCGGTTCATTTCATGATAGCGAAGTGAGCAAAATTCAGTGGATGAACATCAATGACTGCTGTGCCATGATACGTGACTACAATGTTGAAAAGATGGACATTATACGCAGCATTGACAGTATTTTGTCAACGTACATGGTATATCGTTAATGCGGTGCATATTTAACATCACATAAAAGAATGTAGCGATATTGTATAATCCATGAAACCATGTCCTCCGGGAAAAGAACGTAATCCCAAAACAAACCGCTGTGTTAAGGAGTGTGCGGACGGGTATGTAAGAAATGCCGATTTCAAGTGTGTTCAAGAAAAAATACCCACTGCATCCGCCTCCGTTTTTGGAATTACATCAAGTATTACTTCATTGTTACCCGTTGGTACCCAGGAGCAACCTAAACTTGACATAGATGATCGCATTGTATACAACTATGATGGGTCGCTGACCGAGGATGACTATAAGGGCTATAAGAACCAGGTATTGCGGGATATCTATTCCGTACTTACTTCCAAGCCTACTGGTCGGAAGTATATATATGGTCTTGGAAACCGCCCTATTCTTATTAATGCGATTCTTATCAAGCAGGACGAACTGCGCAAAGAAAATAAACAACCTACCCTACAAGAATCCAAATATGCCTCGGTAGAAATGGAACTTCCGTCGGACAGTATTGAACAGATTTTGTCTGCGCGCGAGGAATTATCCGACACAGAACGTAACAAGGTTGTTATGCAAGAGGTGCCCGACGATCTTGAAAAGATTGATGACAATTACGTAAACAACATGGGTCAAAAAATACCGTCGTTTATCTTGGACAAGGATATCGGGGATGCTGATTTTGAAAATGACCTTGGCGCAGTCCCAGTTGATGTTGAGTCGGATGCTTACAACGAATATATGCGTAAAAAAGAGCTATATGAATCACGCAATATTGAGCGTCTACCAGAACTGTACCCAACGCTGGACGACCCGGAGTTCAGTGTGAAAATCGCCAATAAGCAGGAATTTGCGGATACACGCTATCGGGACGGAGCGGGTGATATCGAGGAAGAAGCCAAAAAATACGAAAACGCAGAGTTTGAACTCTCACCCAACCAGCTGTTTGTTAAGAACTTCATGGCAGCAGAGACGCCGTACAAAGGTCTGCTTTTGTACCATGGCGTGGGTACCGGCAAGACATGCAGTGCCATTGGGGTCGCCGAAGAAACCCGACGCTACAACAAACAAAACAATATTCGCCAGCGCATCATCATTGTTGCATCACCCAACGTGCAAAAAAGCTTTATGAGTCAATTGTTCAATGAATCGCGTCTCGAGAAGGTAGATGGATATTGGAATATCCAGGCATGTGTGAGCAAGCAACTCATCGATGAAGTGAACCCCACCAATACCAAGGATGTTGATAAGGACGTTATCGTCAGACAAATACAAAATCTTATCAAAACCAGTTATCTTTTCATGGGATACGTGGAATTCTCGCGATACATGCAAAAAACAATGACCATTGAGGACGAGACTGTAAATGCAGCCGATAAGAAACGACGCGAAATACAAGCGATACAGAAGAACTTTGATAACCGGCTTGTAATTGTCGACGAGGCGCATAATATTCGCACCACACCTGATAACAAGAAGAAGCAGATAGGAAACCTTTTCTTACGTGTAGCAAAGCACAGTCGTAATATGAAAATCGTTTTGTTGTCCGCAACGCCCATGTACAATTCACAGACTGAGATTGTATGGATGACAAACCTTCTTAACGCAAACGATGGACGCAGTACTATCAAGGAGCTGGATGTTTTTGTAAACGACGAGCTTCGCGAAACACCACTTGTGGAAGGTCAGGAAAATGGGCGCCAGTTGCTCGAGCGAAAACTTACGGGATACGTATCGTTTGTCCGCGGCGAGAACCCTTATTCCTTCCCTTTTCGCATCTATCCCGGAGTGTTCGATTCACAAAAGGTCATTACGGACTATCCGACAGTCCAATTTAATGGGATTGAAATTACCGACCCATTGAAATATACCCAGGTGTATCCACATAAAATGAGAGGGCATCAACTGGAAACATATAAAAATGTGATTGAAACACTCAAAGGATCCGAAAAGATTAATATGGAAAATATGCAGACGTTCGGGTACACCCTTTTGCTCAAGCCTATCGAGTCCAATGTCATTGCTTATCCGACTAAGTCACGCGTGGGACGCGACGGGTTTGCCGAAACCATGGATTTTAAAATGGAAACGATTCGACGTGACGAGAATGTACTCATGATGAAACATCAATATAGTTACAAAGAGGATATCCTCAAGAAATATGGGCGCATATTTTCCGAAAAGGTGCTCCGCGATTACAGCGCAAAAATATCCAGTATATGCAGTGCGGTTAAAAACAGTAGGGGTATTGTCTTGATATACAGTCAGTTTATTGATAGCGGTATTGTTCCCATGGCCCTTGCGCTCGAAGAAATGGGTTTTGGACGTTTCAGCACGACTGCTGGCGTGAAAACGCTATTCAAGACCGCGCCCGTAAACGGGATTGATTCAATCGAGATGGTACAAAAGGAGGCAATGGTCCGTCCCGCTAATTACCGTCAAGCAAAGTATGCAATCATTACCGGAGACCCATATCTTTCGCATAATAATGCCGCCGATCTTGACCGCATCGTAAAAGAGGACAATAGTCGTGGCGAGTATGTTAAAGTGATATTGATATCCAAAGCAGCTGCGGAAGGACTTGATTTCAAGAATATTCGTCAGGTACATGTGATTGATCCGTGGTATAACATGAACCGAATTGAGCAAATTATAGGACGCGCAGTGAGGTTCAGGAGCCATGTCTCACTGCCATTCAAAGAACGGAACGTGGAGATATATCTCCATGGCTGTCATGACAGTGAAAAAGAAACGGCGGATATGTACATGTATCGTCTGGCCGAAACAAAGGCGGTTCAAATTGGGAAAATCACACGAATACTCAAAGAGGTCAGCGTAGACTGCCATCTCAATATCGCACAATCGGAGCTCACCGCCGAAAAACTGGCGTCCATAACAAACCGAAAAATCGAAATCGAGCTCTCCAGCGGCGCGACCGTGGAATTTCAACCCGGTGATTCCCCATTTACCCAAATGTGTGACTATAAGGACAACTGCCAATACGTATGCAAACATACCGACAAGTTTAATCCTACCGAACGCGAGAAGAGTACCTACGGGATTCAGTTTGCGCGCATGCACTACGACGCTATTTCACGGCGGGTACGTCAGGCATTTAAAGAATCCCATGTCCTTACACAGGCGGATCTTGTTACGGCTATCAACCTCAAGCAGGCGTATCCAAGGGAACAGATATTCTATGTTCTTTCCCAGATGATTGATGACGGCGGAGAAATCATCACCGACAAATACGGCCGCCGCGGCACCATTGTCAATCGCGACAAATACTATGCGTTCCAGCCTATTGAGATCAATGACGAACACATTCCCGTGTATGAACGCGCTGCGCCACTTGAATACAAACGTGATTCGATTGTGTTTCAGGGAGATCTTAGTAAGGAGGATGCGCTTCCCGAAAAGGAAGTAGACAATTCCATCCAATACAATGAAATCGCAAAGGTCGCCGCGTCCATTATTGAGCGTATTAATGAAACGCTTCCTAACAACGCAGTGACCTCGAAATCAGACTGGTATGATTATGCATCTACCGAATCGACACAAGATATCCTGCTGTCCAAGCATGCAATTCCGCGCGACTTTTTTGTCCAATCGGTACTTCAACATTATATTGACGAATTGAGCGGAGATGATAAAATCCTGGTGGCCTCCCGCGTCCATTCCATAAGTGGTGGCGCGGATCAATATAGTACGTTTGAATTTGTCATGGCCAAGTACATGGAAGAACATACGGTTACCGTTGAAAACCAGAACGCAATCGTGTTTAATGATGGGAAAAAGTACCGTCTCATGATGGTGGAAGGTGACGAACTTCGAACGGCACATGCAACTGATTATGAAGCATTTAAAATGCCCGTTGCCCAGCATTTTCTCATCCAACATGCGGACATTTTTCCAGAATTTGGCTTCATTGTAACGACGCCTCGCTTTGCATTTAAACTGAAAAGCATGGGCGACAAATACAACAATCGCGGTGCCCGATGCTCGCAGGCAACCAAGAACGATACGATTGCCAGATTACGATGCATCATGAATGGAGGTTATTGCAAGACACCATTTGACGACGACAAACAAGAATCCGCCGAACACTATACAGACGAGGCCATGAAAGATATCAGCAAACAAAGTATTTGTGTGGTAGCAGAGGTGTTGATGCGTTACATGGATTCGATACGTCACCGAGGAAAGCGATATTTTATGGACCCTGAAGATGCACTCGTAAATCAAGCCGAAAAAATATAATAATGTGCGCGTATAATATATCAGTATGGTTACGCGTAAAAATAATAAACCAATAAAACCCCATAAGCGCAAGACGGTGGCAAAACGTAATGCAATAAATAAAAGAAAGACTCGTAAACAAAGAGGAGGAGAAGGAGTAAAAGAGATTTTAGAAGAGAATACAACAGATTTTTTGCAACATGATCCACCATTCATACAAAGAGATTGGGTTCATGATAATCATTTAGTGCAATTCCCCATAAACGACAAATATTTATCTGACTGGAAACCTTTGGCCGGCGATGTTAAAGATGAATATGCAGACTGTACTCAAAATGCAATGACGTTCCTTCGTATTATACCAAGAGTCATTGGAAAAAAGATTTCCAAACACGTCAACATACATAAGTGTGGTACGACAACAGAGGAAATGGTTTCCTTATTTAAAAGGGCTTATCCAAATGACACGTTTGCTGTACTATCGATAGATGTATCTAAGGTAGACGGTGCTTTAAAGGCGGGGCATGCAACTTTTCTATCGATATGGTTTCCCTTAAAAAAGAGGGGACATTCTGTTGTTATGGCAAAGGACCTTATGGGTAAAACGTGGATTATTGATGGGCAGAAATTATTGATTCTTCCGTATCGTGAATACTTAACCAAATACAAGTTTATCTCCGAGGTAACCGCGGTTGTAATCACTACCAGTACTGCCAAAAGCGAACTTAAACGTGATATAACCACAGCGCTATCAAAATCAAAATCGCAATCTATTAGAAAAAGCAAAAGTATCGAACCAACCAAAAAACGGGCACGTATTAGTAATCGTATGTCAATGGATGTAGTTTCTCCCGTGTCAATGGACATAGAATCGCCGCAATCACAAACTCCCAAGAAACAAACGCCCGTTCCAATGGAGATAGATTAAAGCTGTTACTGTTACTGTGCATTTTTATAGATCCATAACCTTACACGTACAATGCTCATGTGAATGTGTATAATTCATATGAATAATATGAGGTGATAGTGTATAATGAAAATCATCCTATATGACCGGCGGGGGCAACCGGCATCGGTGTACGTCTTTACTGGACGTGACCATGAAGTCCCTCCGGAAGAACTGTTTAGAAAGGAGCAACTCGACGATTATAAAAAGAATAATACCCAAATTATACAGTCTGCTCAGTTCATCTTTGGTGACGATAGCATTCATACTATCAAAGCCAAGATTGCGTCCGAGATGAACAAAACCGCACAGGTGTCAATGGACGAATGTTATATGTTTTACACGGAAACACAACCAATCGAACCGATAGATTTCTTTAATCAGACCACGGGAAACAACCAGGTGCCTCTTTACGGATATAAACTGGGTCAGTCGTTGTTCAATACTGGATTTTCCGAGAAACATACGCGCAATATCCCTTACAAACAACGATATACCTACAGCGATATCCTCGCCATGGATATTCATCGCGTTCAGTTATTCAAGCCACTTGGTATGGAATTCACAGATTACTATGATTTTACCTATTCTGGCAATCCGTTCCAAGTGCTCCAGACAGAGACACCAACATTTGAAAATAGGGGACGGAATGTTATCATTGCAATGGATAACAATTTACTGTTCAACTATGCAGTGACTGACACCATTCATATGGTAACGCTCGAGACACTACTGGAATACTGCGAAGACAACGGATTTGACGAATCCTACTTTACGCGCACCTATTTTCCCGCCCTCGCAAAAGACAACGTTCTCACGCAATCCGATCTGGAAAAATGGCCGCGCCCCGACCTCAAGTTCAACAAACCTTATCACGAGAACGTCCAATTTTTACATGAACTCAATCGGGGTATTCGAGGTACGACCGAGAGGATAACATACAGCGAAGACGGAATCGCTCGAATCAAATTCACGATTCATGCACGTGGCGGAATATCTCTCCCTCTCGAGACGCTGTTCAAAGATATTCATTGCACTACTGAAATACCCGTAATTAAGTTTAATCCCGGGAAATCAAAAGAGAACATCTACCGTCTTTTTACGGAGAACACTACACGTCAGGGTACAAAAATACCTGTGTTACCAAAGAGCACTGTCATTGCGGACAGCAAACGGACGGACAGGCCACATACAATCACATTTTACATGCATGGAGACAATACTACGTACATATCTCTCGACGAAACCGCAAACATTCATGTTGAAATTATATTTAAAGCCCCGACGCGATTAGCAGAGGCGGAGAATATGATACAGAAACAATACCGAGACATTGAATCCATGCTGAACCGCATTCTTATGCGTACTGGGTTCTCCATACCCTCCTTGAAATCTCTTTCTCAAACCAATGTGGAAGTTTCAAACGTCGAGTATTCCATCGCCGTGCGATCGGAAAAAGGTATCAAACCTGAGAAGTGTGCCTCCTTATTTGGCAGCATATTCAACATTATCGATAAAAAGAAGAACATGTTCGAGCTCAACTACAAACGTGTTGACAACTACAAAGAGATGGATGCAGTGAACCGCACCATTCATGACGGTTATAATGCGTCGGCGAGCGACAAGGAAATACTGGACCGTCTCATGCAAAATTACCAGTTCTCCGAAAAGGTGGCGCAGCAAAAGATGTCCGAGTTCCTGGACGGGTTTAATCGCATTCGTAACCGGTTTACCAACAAGGGTCTGCACATTGTAGAAAATCCCGGGTTTCCAGCAACATTGCAATACGTGCCGTTTGAGAACCAAATCATATTTTCCATAAAGGATTTGAACTCGATCCATTATATTGCCTTTGTCCGGGCATATGTCGATAGTCTTATCCGCATACTCGCGTTCCCGCACACGGTGGGTGATGATATATCCAAATGCACCAAAAAGGTGGCTGTTGAGGAAGCGGCGGCCGAAATGGTGGTAAAACCAGTCGACGCACGCACCTCTATCGTTCCTGAAATATTTCGCGAAGACCCCGGGACGAAAGAAGACGAAGAAGACGAAGAAGACGAAGAAGACGATTTTGTATTTTTCGACGACGATGACGATGACGATGACGAAACCGAAGGCGGGGTGCCGATAAATGGTGGGGCACCAGAAGGAGATGCAACCAATATGGTCGATGGCTCACACATTGATGGTCTTTCGCTCACACGCCCGAACCTTTTTGGAAAGCGCCTCAAGCAGTATGATCCTAAGCTGTTTGTGACACGGCGTCAAGGAAAATTCAAGACATACTCACGTCTCTGTCAGTTTAGCGAGGCTCGGCAACCGGTGATACTTACACAGGAAGAAAAGGAGAACATCGACAAGAACCATCCCGGGTCCTACACACATTCCATTGAATATGGGTCAGGAGAGAAAAAGTATCATTATATTTGTCCACGGTACTGGTGTCTCCTGACGAACAGCAGCATTACACAGGAGGAACTGGATTCAGGAAAGTGCGGAAAAGTGATCCCGCCTGATTCCGAAACGGTTCCTCCAGGACATTATGTGTATGAATTCACCCACAAGAAGCACGTAGATGCTCAGGGAAATTACATCCATTTTTCCCCCGGGTTTATTGACGGTAAAACGCACCCCGATGGGCTTCCGGTACCATGCTGCTTTAAAAGCTGGGATCCAAAGGCCCAAGAAAACGCACAACGACAGATTGAAGAGGGAAATCAAGACGCCAAGAGCAAACCCGCAGCATCTGCGATACAGTATATTATCGGGTTCGATAGCGTTCCAATTGAAGACAAGCGATATGGGTTTGTTCCTCCGTCCGTCGAGCGGTTTCTGCAAGTCGACTACAAAAATGCCGTGCAAGCGAACAACCCATCCGCCCTTAAACAAGGGATCCAGACCATGCTGCGCGTGGGTACCGAACAGTCGCCAAACAAGTCGTTCATGGGCTGCCTTGCGGACATCCATGCGTACGTGATGAAAACCCCGAGCAAGATGTCAATCTCCGAATTCTGCATATTTATTCGAGATACCATCACGATCGACGATTTCGTACGTCTCCATGATGGCGACCTGGTATCCCATTTTCGCCCCGGGAATGACGGACCAGTGGACGTCGAGAAATACGCCGAGTCTCGCGTCGTGAAAAAATCGCCCAAGTCTCGCGGTACCCGCGACACGATTCGCGCATACGAGCAGTTTCGAAAATTTCTTGTTGACCCGGCGTCGACCATCAACCACGTGTTTATGTGGGATATCATTGCGAATACCGACCGCGTTTTTGGCATGGCCATCAACCCCATCATTATCGACGTGAACAGCGACGACATTACAAACAATGTTGGTGTTATATGTCCTTCGTCCACCTATACCTCCGCAACATTCAATCCCGACAAACCAAGCGTGATACTATTGAAACAGGACAATTATTACGAGATCCTCAGCGTGGTGATCACAGATGAAGTAAACAGAAGAAAACGATACCATAACATGAAGCTGTTTTACCTGGACGATACGATTGCGCCCGAGCTACAAAGCATCCTTACGGTTCTTACAAAAACTACCGCGAAGATGTGCAAACCCTTACCAAGCCAACCAGACGTGTACTTTTTTGATACAAATGTACCTGCAAACAACGTGGTGCAACGTCTACGAACCGGGGGATATGTTGTTGACGCACAGGTTATGAACCCTCGTAACAAGGCAATTGCAATCATTGCGCGTCGTGACAATGACGAAAAGAAGGGCATTTATATCCCCTGTCGCGCATCGTCCATGGTGGATCTGCCAGTGAAAACCACATTTGATGATCTGTGGCACGACTATGATTATACAGTCAAGAAGCTGCGCGAGGCACATGCCGACACGCGCGTTCTTTGTGACCCACGGGTTAAGGTGTTGGAGGGAGGGCTCATTGTGGGCATTCTTACGCAGACCAACCAATTTGTCCAGGTTACCCCGGGTGAGCCGGTGGATGATGATATTCCTTCTATTACTGAGGCCAATCACCTACAAGCCGATAACGCTCTGATAGGCGATAATGAGGACACGGAGCGTATTAGAGCCCGCAATTCCATTGCCCTCGAAACCAGATTTTTTAATGCATACCGCAATCTTGTACGCATGCTGCTGCAAAAGACGGAGAACCGCGAGGTTCTCGACGAAATCGGAAAATACGTGTCGGACGAGCGATACCTCTACAAGCACAAAATAACCAAGATCATGGGTATTGTGCAGTCCCTCGTGAATGAAGTTATTGAATTTGCAGAGTATGACTCAGCTGTCATTGAACATCTCGACAATATATACTCTTGCTTTGAAACCCCCGAGGAGAAACAATATTGTGTTTTGCAGAACGATCGTCATAAGCTCATGATACCCAAGACACATTTGATAAGTGGAAACAATAATCGCGACGGGTATGCTGTGCGTATCGCCGATGAACTGGTGCGCAATCGCGACTTTTCTCAGTTCATGTTGAGTAGCGACGATATTATACGTCTTCCCGATACCGAATACCATGTAAACGACGACGAGTTCATTCTTCTTCACTCGAATATCCAAACGCAGTACATGGAAAACTTGGCGCCCTTTTCAGAGACCAACTATGTGACATTGAACACGTACAACCGTGCACAGCCCGAGGTTACCCAATATTACAGCAATGTCGCAGTGCCGGAGGTTGCCGATGACGCAGATAACTACGTATGCGTGGAACGAATACACCCGAACGTTCGAAACAAGTGGAAAACGCTGTTTCCTGCAAACAGCAAGGAAATTGAGTTTTCAAATGATGTGGTATGTAGCTATGCCGTGGCCCAGTACATCATACAAAAAAGCACAAATATCGAAATGACTGTTCCGGCAATAAAAGAGCTGTTGTCGCGAGAATATGCATCGCACTCGAATAAAGTCAATCTATTGCGGATATGGCGATCACAAGGGAAGGAGCGGTTCATCAATGCAGTAGAGGAGGGCGAAACCATGGAATCTGCGGTTCTTCGCGACGACTACTATTTCAGTGACCTCGACGCGGTCATGTTATTTGACAAACTGCAAATAGGAGTTGTGTTATATGCCAATGCCGCTTTGCGCACGCTTCCAGGAAAGAGCCGTTACGTAGCACTGGGCGACCGCACAAAAACACATCGCCATTATTTCATGTACAGTGAAAACAAAGCGGGTGCAAATAAATATAGCATTCTTCGCGACTCGTTTGTGTTGTCAGATATCCTCGGCGAAGACGTTGTCCGTCTCTCCATAAAAGATTTGTAATTGACACATTCATAAAATATGTCAATTATTGGTCTACACCTTCATACACCCTATCTGATTTTCCCGGCGAGAGAAATATGCTTTCAGCTCATTGGAGATCTTGGTATTGACTTCACTAAGCGAATTCTTGCATTTCAAAATTTCCGTCTCCTTCTTGGCCAATTGCTTGGCCAGGTCTTCTCTGTTGGGATCGCATTCTGGGAGATTTACTAATTTGTTGATCAAGTCTCTTGCATCCTTTATGATGAGTTGTTCTTCAATGAGAAATCTCTTTATTTCTGAAAATACATTGATGGATGTAAGGTGCGGGAATGATTTGCGAATATGCTCGGGCAACACAAACTGATTCGTCTCTTTGATGTCACGAATTGTGGTTTCGGTCTCGTCAATAATTTTTCCAAGTCTCTTATGCTCTTCTGTAACAAACATCATTTTCCCAGAACTGAACTCAAGGAACGTTTGTAACTTGTCAAACCGATAGGCAGATCCGCGATGTGACTCCGCACGAGCATCGAGTTTCAAGTAATTAACGACTGCCAACAGGAATGCCGTGATGCCATTTACGCCACTCACAATGATCTCTCCGTACTCATAAGACTTGGTAGATACAGCAAGGATCCCCGAGCATATGGTAAGAAAGATGGATGGTAACATGAGAACCGTTAGACGCTGCTCGCAAAAGGTCTTGGCTTCCGTGTATAAAATTTTTTGTCCTCGCGAGTATAGTGCAAGAACATCACACATCATGGAGTTGTTTTGTGCATCGTCAATAAACATATTGAAGTAGTGATCGTCCACGTTCTTGAAGGTGTATCGCCTACCAGGTATGGATATGAATCCTTCTTGTGGATCCGGTGTGTCACAAACACCATCGTTGTGGTTGGACCCGGGGTTCAATTGCGATTCTGTATCGTCGAGCTCATTCTCAAGAGCGTCAAGATCATTTTCAGATAAATCTGTCATTATGATTACATATCCCAACTGTTTATCTCGATTTGACGCGCATACACATATACGATTCAATCAACGGGGTATTGTGAAGGTAATAATATCATACCCGGGGTATCAACATATAGCCCAATAAATAGCAACAATGACAGTACAATGGCAAATGGTACAGCATGTCGTATTTCGAACCTCTCGTAAGGGTAGTCATCTTCTTCAATGAGCTCACCTGATTCGATATCTCGTTCCATCTTAAACGCACTGTCCAAATCTGTGCGTATATCCTCCATCTCAATCCTTGGGGGCACGATTTTGTTTTTTACTGGGGTATATGGTGTAGAACGTAACATAGGAAACATTTATTTACACTGTCTGGGAAACTTTATATCGTATAATGTGTATTGCCAAGTTTTATTCGTATAATACTATATACATGTCGAAAAACGCGACAAAGGATGATCTCACTATGGAATCGGCTGATGAATTTGAGTCTGAATCAGACAATGAACCAACAACACCCAAACCCAACAAACAACAAAGAGGGTTAAAGGGACAACGAGACATTGCATATGACAGCGACAATGACGAAGACGAGCGTTCATGCAATCCAGGAAGACCTATTGAGTGTCATTATATAAACAACAAAACAGCTGCAAGGTACGACACATATGAAAGTAATCCTATCGACGACGGCCCGACTCGTAGTAGCAAAAACCCATTTGATGATGATGATGATGGCGTGCGCATGGGCCGCATTCGTCCTATAGGCAGCAATGGTCGTCCGAACCGCAACCGATAAAAATATTAGCATAGACCATAGATCCTGCCATGGAAAAACCAGCAAATCCCAAAGATATGTCATACGACGCAGTCGACCCAACCGGCATTGTGTTGAAACCCGTATATGAACCCAAGCCCAGTATAATTGGGAGTATCACCAATGCCATGAAACGTTTGACTGGCGGATCCGCCATTGCTGCCATACGTCCCGTTGATGGACTCGGACATCCAAGGAGGAGGTGACCAATGCAGTCATTATGCGTTACACATATAATGACCAATGATATCATCAAACTTCATCCAATCTACCTCTTGTTCCGTTTCCTCAAACCCATCTTCATCGACCTGTAATCTATCTAATAGCATCTCCATTGCGTCTCGTATGATCATATGCTCCTCCTCTTCGTCAAACTGAGATTTAGATTCATCTACCTCTTGCAGACGATCCCATTCGTCTACCAAGAAATTATTTAGGTTTTTGTACCAAGATAGACCAGGATCAATTATGGTCACGTATTTCGGCCAAAACATCTTATATATGATATCCTTTGCAACTTCGTAACACATCTTGTCTGTAAACCCCATTATATGTTCTTATACATGATAATACATTTATGTTATTGAAGTATACGATAAAATTGAGTGGTTTGTATACAAAAACTTATTGTATACAAAACAAGAATACATACCAGCAAACAATATGAACAGCACAAACATCCAGCGCATATGGAAAGTCTTGCCAAAAAAGAGCAAACCCGCCAATGAACCAACTGTGCGCATACCCAAGAATCTATGGAAACTGCCAAAATGCTACCGAATGGCTGTTGTGATGAAGCTGCCTGCTAAGAAGGAACCCACAAATCCCGGGTTGAGGAAGAAGAAAGGTTCAAAACGTAGCTTGTCTATTGAGAGCCGCGAGCCAATATGCTATGAATCGAATATGATGTCAATAATGTCTTTTGCAAAAACATATAATGCATTTTACCAGTAATTTGATAATGACCAATAAAATCAATAATGCTTGTTGTTATTGATTTTTCACGTAAAATTGAACAGGATGACTACAAAAACTTAATGTATACAAAAGAAACATACTAACACACAGACATGAATACAACTAACATCCAAAACTTGTGGCGCGCGGCAGTCATCCGGAAACCAATCAAGGTTACGGATCCTCTTTCCGGAGGCATTGGACATCTTTGGAAACTTCCATCAGGTTACAAAGTAGCTGTGATCAAGAAGGCACCGGCAACCAAAAAAGCCCCCGTCGAAAAAACTTGCTCCATCTGTTACGAACCTATGTCATACGCTTCTGAAACATCAATTGACAGCTGCGAACATACGTTCTGTGCACAGTGTATTGTTCAATGGTCGGAAAAATTCAACCTCACTATTGAGCCAGGCACGTGCCCTATGTGTCGCACAAACTATACGAGCTTGCATCCCAAAAATAAGCCATGTGGGACCTGTCAACACACTGATCATCCAACCAAACGATGCCCTCACAAGAAGCGCATGAAGGAACCCGGATTTCGCGAGCGCACGAGACTTGCAAATGTTGATATTAAGAATCGTGATATGATGATCGTTGGCATCGAACTTACCAAAACATATCGAGGACTCATACAAACGATCATGAACAAAGCCGTCAACCATGTATTGAAACATACAAACGCCGACCCGAATACGCCCGAGTTCGACGAAAAAATCAACAAACGCCTGGCAAAAACAACCGGAATTGAATTGGAAATTTATGATCGTTTGCTCGGATCAACCTGCAAATTCCTTAAGACCATCAATGGAAATTTTAAATCTACCATGACCCGGATTGATTCATACCGTAACTCGCTCTAATCTGTCTTTGCAATCACAAGGAGCTTGCTCCTTTTTTGCCTTTTCATAAAATGCAGTCAGATCTATTTTTATCTCTTTAAAACGGTTGTACAGATTGATGTAACTGGTCTCACACAATAAACTATGCATTGTCATGTTTCTTACGGGTATGCTATTCAGTGTCTTAACATATTCTGTGCTGGGGCATATCGCAATAGCCGCAAACAATACTTCTTCTAATTCATGATTATACTGCTTCCAATACTGGGTTTTCTTTACACTGATTTTTGGCATTTGTTCAATGAATGGCACCAGTAAGGATATGGTATGCGAAAACGCAGCGTGTTTGTCATGAACTTGTACCAACGGGCTAATACTGGGTATCTTCTCAAAACACCGTAATGTGTACTCAACAAACAAATATTCGCAAAACAGGCGCTCGATATGTGCCGTCGCCAACCGTAGAAATGTCGAAAAATGCGACTGTTTCATGATGATATTTGTATACCGAAGAAATGCGCATGAGTCGTCTGCAGCATACTTTTCCGTAAACACAGACTGACTCGTTTTGCATATATATCGCTTAATAATTGCAAGTCGATCAAGAGCATATATCTCAGTAATGTCCGCGAATACAATATAATCCACCGTGATATTCAGGTTGAGGAACTGAAGGTGTTGGAATCGGGTCTTGGATGACTCGTGAAAAAACAATCGGAAATGACTCCACACATAATACGTACTGTCATACGGTCCCAGTGCACCGGTGTAATCTCCATCAAGAAGCCCGTTCAATGTCCAATAACACTGGAATTGTTTACGTACCTCGTCTGTATCAAAACTCAATGAAACATAAACGGGATAACGTATTGTTTGATCCGCAATTGACAGCATAGATTCATATACCATGTCAAACTCGTTTGGATCATTCACGTGGTATGGTATGAATACAGCTATATTTGGTGTACGGTTTTTCATCATGTTGATATGCCGCTCATGTTCCCATGATATTCTTCGTTTTTTTCGTACAAACCCAAATATGGACATCAGTCTGTCGCACATCTGTATTGGTTAATATAGATGTGGAAAAAATTCTATATGATGAGTTATTATGATATGCTAATACTTGTTTTCTTACCTGTTCAGAAGTCCATCTCATATCCATCATCTTCAACCACACAGTCCACGTCAGTCGAGGTGAACGTATGAAGATGATTCTTGAGCTGGACATCGCGTTCGCATGCATCGTCGCGCGCGGCAAGTGCTTCCTCGACATTCTTACGCGAGTCCTTCTTCTCGTATAATTCCCCTTCCTGTCCTTGTATCTCCTTCATGTCCAACAGAATACTGTGCATACCGGTACCATAGTTGCCCAGTTGACCTAACATGACACTTGCGGATACTCCGCGTGCATCATCGAACTCGCCATGACGACTTGCCGCGAGAAGCACCTCGGTATGGACCTCAAATGTTGACTTGGCGATAGGGCCAATGTCATCATTAAGAATGCCCGAACGGAAGATCGACACCAGATTCTTGGTAAGTGCCATGCGGTCGCACAATAGACTCAGGTGGTGATAATTGATGCTTACACCGCTGAATTCCATGACATCCACAAATTCATCATGAATGACGCGCCGCGCTGCCTCGATACCAAGGACTTCGTGCACCTCTTTGATGTCATTACTGACCGTGCGATAGGGATCAATGTAATCAAGCCCAAGTGCGTCGAGGAGGTTGGTGCCCGCTGTATCCATGACCCAGATGTCCTTGGGGACGAATCCGGTGTCAGTCTCCACCATATAGTTCTGCATCTTACGTACATTGACATTCTTGATATTTGGAATACCGCGGAGCACCACTGAATTAAGGAGCGACTCCTGGAAGTTGCGAAGAAGATAGAGGTCGTCCGACATCGGAATGATATCGTCTTCAAGTGCGCTCTGCTTGCTCTTCTTGAAGAGAGTATTGCTCACACGGAGTCGGAACACCAGGTTAGAGTCATTGTAATCTGCATATACGCACTGTACCATCGAGTCATATGCATTTGAGATGGCAAAGTGTACGTCGTCCATACTGATATTGCGATCTAACATGCTGTCCGCATCCATTTCTATACGAATAACCCATTTGGACTTGTCAAATGTCTCCTCTGCATCATCACCGGCACATTCATTCATCAGCGACTCAAATTCGTTATACTGGCTGATTAGTGTTGAGTCCGCGTCGATCACCGAATCTGTGGGGTCGAAACACACCTGTACCTGCTTGGTAATATTCCCAAGCGAGGTGTGTCCCAGCATGGATGCATAATTGCCTGCCTTTTTGCGGTCCTCTTGTTCATACTTGTTCAAGAACACCGTCAGCGAAGGGCCTTTGGGATTCTTTGTGAGACGCAGGATTTCCTCAATACGCGGTACACCACGAGTTACATTCGACTTTGACGCAACACCAGCAAGATGGAACGTATTCAAAGTCAACTGCGTAGTAGGCTCACCAATCGACTGTCCCGCTATCACTCCTACCATCTCTCCCGGATGCACGAGCGCCTCCTTATAACGAAGTATGACATTCTCCAAGAGCATCACGAGCCCTGCACGATGGAAGCGCTTCATCACAAGAAGCGTGCGTGGCGTGAGATAGAAGTAGTAGAGGGCGCGGAACAAATCATTCTCCTCGGAGTAATGGAACGAACGTATGCGCTGATAATAATGCTCGATCAACTCGAATGCCTCAAGGGGCGTAATGTCAACCGTACTGGTGGGTGACAGGTTCATCTGTCCTGCCACATTGTTAATCAAGTGATGGAACGAGACAGGTACCTTGACGCCATTCTCGCCACGCGAATCGTGCACTTTATCAATGATACCTTCTCGCAACGCAATCATCATATCAATGTATTCCTTGCATTTTGCCCGGGCATTGTCGGTCTGCTTGCGCATCCGGGTCTGGACACCCTTGGTGTAAATACTGGTGATACCCTTGCGATTCTCATGCACCCCAACAATGTCGTAATGCATGTAGATCTGCTCAGTGGTCATCTCCGTAAGAGGGAGGGCTTGGAACTCCACCTTGGTGGCATCAAACCCGTCTTCGCCATACGCAAACTGCACAATCTTCGATTTGTTGTTGCGGACCGTCATATCGTATTCCACCTTAAGGTCTTCCAGACCCTTAATCAGTCTCCTCTGAATGTACCCCGTTTGTGACGTCTTGACAGCCGTATCAATAAGACCAATACGGCCACCCATTGCATGGAAGAAGAGCTCGGGTGCCGTGAGACCCGTGATATAGGAATTTTCAATGAACCCGCGCGCCATAGGACTGTCGTCATATCGGCTGAAGTGAGGAAGCGTGCGGTCCTGGAACCCGTAAGGTACTCGCTTGCCCTCCACGCTCGTCTGTCCCACACACGAAATCATCTGCGAGATGTTGACCAAAGAGCCCTTGGCTCCCGACTCCACAATCATCAGGAAACGGTTCGACTTGTCCAAAGACTCGCGACCAATTTTGCCCGCACGCTCCGTGGCCTTGTTCAAAATGTTCGTGACCTGGGTTTCAAACTCGGCGATGTTCGTGTTAGCCGTGCTGTTCTCGAAAATTCCCATATGCACCTTGTCGATGAGTCCCTTGACCTGCTGCTTCTGGTCCGTAATGGTCTCCACAATTCGCTCATTGGTCTGTCTGTTTGCAAGCAAATCACTGATACCCACACTATACGAACTGGTCGTCATGTACTTCGTGATGATGTCCTGCAGATTATCGATGAATTTGGCCGCATTTGATGACCCATAGTCATTGAAGATGCGGTGGATAATACCCTTCGACGCACTTCCCAATACAGATTTCTCCATCTGACCACGTACATATTTACCATTCACAATCTCCATAACATTGTTCGTGGTCTCGTAGTCCTCACCATCTCTGAATAGCTTGGTCTTGTACTTGAGGGTAATCGGCTGCATAATCTGTGTGATCATGTCGAAGTTATTGACAGCACGATCCTCCTTGAAGAAGGCTGACAAATCCACATCCGAAACAGTTACCATGAGATTCATCGCATCCTTTGGCGAGAACTTCACATCCGGTCTCGTAAACCGGTAAGACCCAAGCATAGAATCTTGGAAAATCCCCACAATGGGTGCTGCACTCGCCGGACTGACCATTTGAAATGGAACATGGGCGAGCTGTTTTAGCTCGATTTCCGCTGCGGGGTTTTGTGGCATATGCATGTTCATCTCATCGCCGTCGAAGTCAGCATTATATGGTTTGGTATCTGCCACATTCATCCTGAAAGTATTTCCTTTTTTCATGACTTTTACGATGTGGCACATCATGGACATTCTGTGCAAACTTGGTTGACGGTTGAATAGAACGCCGTCGCCGTCCATCATGTGACGGTGCACAATGTCGCCATTCTCGAGGGTGATGGCGTTTCGGTCGACGTACCTCAGGGAGATGTGGTCGCCGCCTTTGCGCTCGAGGATCTTGGCCCCGGGATGTTCCTCGGGCCCATTCTGGACGAGCTTCATAAGGAAGGCGCGGTTGCGGTCATTCACCATTACCGGTTTGGTGATATTCATGGCCACCTTGAGAGGGACACCAAGTTGGCGGATAGAGAGGGTTGGGTCGCCCGTAATGACCGAACGTGCGCTGAAATCCACACGTTTTCCCATGAGATTGCCTCTGATACGCCCAAACTTGGAGTTGAGACGATCGAAGATGCTCTGCAAAACGCGTCCGCTGCGTTGTTGCATAGGAGCACTTCCTCTGAGTTTGTTATTGCCAATCATCGCGACAAAGTACTGAAGAACGTTCGTAAGACCCTCTATGGCACGAGGATCAGCATCCTCCTTTTCGAGTTTTGCTTTGAGTTCCAGATTGGTTCGGATGACATTTGAGATCAGGTTGCTAACATCATCTTCGCTTCTGGTCTGAGCATCATGCTTTACAGAAGGGCGCATGGCAGGTGGTGGAATAGGCAGTGCGGTGAAGATCATCCATTCGGGACGGGAGAATATGGGACTAAATCCCATGAAATTGACATCTTCATCGGAGATACGTTTGAATATTTTGATGAGCATCTCGGGTGTGACGATGATGGTTGCAGCGGAGGGCTCGTCTCCTACTGGGTAAGTGGCTTGAATGGTGGTCATGCCATCAAGCTCGATTTTAGGGACGAGACAGCCGCATCCGTCCTTGTGCTTCTCGCCGCAGCTCTTGATTTTGGCAACATTTGAGATGACGTATTGCCAGCGAGCAGAAGCGGGCATTTTGAGTGCATGTAGATGATCTTGTTTGGAGATCAACAGTTTGGAGCAGCGTAGACAGATAACCTTGAGGATTTTGAGGATATCCCTGAGGTGCATGGCGTTGATGATTGGGCGCGCAAGTTCAATATGGCCGAAATAGCCAGGACAGTCGATGTAGTTTTTACCATCAGTGGGACATATTAGCCCCGGTTCGAGTACACCCATACGAGGGTCGAAGAGGCCGCCCACTCGAGGACGGTTGTTAGTTGCATAGGTATCTCTGGACACGAGTTCCACAACGGAGTTTCGGCGGATCTCCTCGGGGGAGAGCATCCCGAACTGAATTCCAATGATTCGAGATTTTTGCATTTGGTGTGACATGTTGTGTTGCTATATGCTTAGATATTTTGCTCTATATTGGTTCAATTTTGGAATTGTACAAGGACATGGTGCATACAGTCGATTTTCATTAGTCGTCAATCTCGTCGATATCGAGAAGATTAATGGTATTGTCTATGTCGTATAGGGATTTGGACATACGTTGTTTAAGGTCACGAATCTCTTTTTCGTAGTTGGCGATGATAATACGCTGGTATTTTACAGTTTCCTTAAGATTGGCGTTTTCAACAACGTAGTTGCGACGATTGTTGTTTATCTCGCTGAGCCATTTGGTATGCCTTTTTGACTTCATGTGTGTAGAAAAGCTGGTTCTCGATAAAAATACCTTTTCGCTCGTGGAGCAAGGGCATATCACACCGTTTGTAATGTTTTTAAAATTGGGCATAGAATCAATGTATCCACCATCTTCATTCATGGATGGCTGATATGTTTCGGGTCGCAGGTCAATGTCCATATTTTGTGTTAGATACCTGCATGTCATCTGTGTATATTGTTTATTGAGTGCAAGTAGATATAATGTTATAATATTTAGCGATGAAATGAATATAAATATACCTGGGCATATATTATAAGAATGACAAATCGTCCAAAGAAAGAAATGTGTGCATGTGGAAGTGGAAGACCCGTTAATTACATTAAACCAGGGGAAAATACGGCCAGTGCATGTATAAAATGTAAACAAAAAGACTATATCAGCAAAACAAAACGAGTATGCAAGTATTGTGACTCGGGAAAGGTCCCTTCGTTTGCATTCCCGCCTAAGAAATCAGGCGAACGATGCACCGAATGTAAATTAGAAGGTATGATCAATGTATCCGGGCGTCGGTGCAAGAACTGTGATTCAGGCCTCCAACCTTCTTACGGATTACCTGACGCAAAAACATCGACCCATTGCAGCAAATGTCGTACAACAGATATGATTATGAATCGCGGTACCTTTTGCAAGTGTGGGTCCACGAAACAAATGACGTTTGGTTTGCCTGATGATGACAAACCATCCAAATGCATGGATTGTAAAGAAGATTGTCATGTTGATATCCGTAATTCCAAATGCAAATGTGGAAGTGGGTTGCGCATGATATTTCGAAGGCCCGACGAAACCAAACCTTATGCTTGTTCCAAGTGCAAGAATGATGAAGACATTAATTATGGATATAAGTTATGTACTTGCGGAAGTGGTTCTCGAATGATCTATAGAAAACCCGACGAATCTAACCCTTCTTCTTGTACGTCTTGTAAACAAGAAAATGATATAAATTGCAGGTTTACGCCATGTCAGTGTGGATCCGGAAAACGCAGATCATTCAAAATACCTGGTACCGAACAAAAGTTTTGTCAAACATGTAAACCATATAATGTAATTTATATTGAACATAAGGTATGTCCCGGCGCAATTACCTGTTCTGATGATATTTGTCCATATTATTGTCATGCAAACCCAAAATATGATAACTATTGCACACTATGCTTTCGACAAAACTTCCCAGATGATCCACGTACGTTGTCAATCAATACCAATCTTAAGGAGCTACGCGTACAGAACATGATCAACGAGCATTTTGAAGGATTTGTCCACGATCGAGCCATGTATACGAGCCATTGCGATTGTACCATCAAGCGGCGCATTGATCACCGTAAGCTCATTGGGGGTACACTCTTGGCGATCGAGACTGACGAAAACCAACACAAGTCATATGATGACATGGACGAGCAGACGAGGTACGACGACCTTTACATGGCCCACAGTGGTAAGTGGGTGTATATCCGCTTCAATCCCGATGGATTCTATGCGCCTGACGGAACACGACACAACCCGGCTTTGGAAACGCGTTTCGATAGACTCATTGCGGAGGTCAATAAGCAAGTAGAGCGCATCGAGAAGGAAGAAAATACTGAATTGGTAGAGCGTGTGTATCTGTATTACGACGGATGGGAAGTATCGATATAAAGATGTACATAAACTGAAACAAACTTCCTAATAAGCTACTTTATTTGCATATGTGTAAATAAAGAGCAATCGTTTACACCACAGGCTGTCGGTGCCATAGTGTCCCACACAGCCTAACGTCTTCAACCCTGTGACTTATATTATCCTAATAAGAGACACCTCTTTGGTATGGTAATGCCCCAGTTTAATTGGATTATATTTTTTTAATGGTAAAAAATTTATGCTTAATTGTCGTGTTCCTCCCAAATAATTATATTGGTTATCTTCTTTCTGATTACAACAATTAATCATTAATATGCATTTAAATTTTTTACTTTCTATTATATAATCAAGAAAAATATAGATTTGTTCTGTTGTCCAATGCTGTAAGACATCTTTTAGTATACACATGTCTCCTTCTACAATACTTTCCTTATTTGTATAAAAATCGAGATGTTTAAAAGTATATTTTGGTTCTTGATATTGAGTTTTATGATGCGCAATAACCTTTTTGTATGAATCATAACCAGTATATAAAACGTCTATATCATCATACACCAACTTGCCAATTTTAAAGTCTCCGCAACCTAAATCGACAATATGTCGAATTTTTTCAACGTGTAATATTTTTTTTAACATTTTTATAAATGGTACATTATAATCTATTTCGCTCCCACCTCCACTGCTGCCTGAATAATTGTCGTTTTTATTATTTCCCCATTGTGCACTTTCATATATATGAGTAAACACGTTCTCCATTATATAATTATTATTATTATTTTTATATATATATTTTTACGTAAACTATAAATTTATTTCAAAAATTCCGCATCATATATAAATTTACAAAATTATAAACAACCAATTAATTCTTGACCCCAACCAGTTATTTCATCTGTTCTTGTTATACTTAACTCGTTATTATTAAATATATAAGTAAATGTATCTTTATAATGATGAATAAATTTTAATTCAGTATCTTTTGGGTATTTTTTATCTAACTTTATAATTTTTGTATTTGTTTCACTACTTCCTATTATTATAGTCTCAATTCTTTCACTAACAAAAGGATAATTATTTAATATATAGTCTGCACGACCAATATGATTTTTGAAATCCAATCCGTTAATTGGCAATAATGTTTTATTTTTACCTGGTATATCTAATAGATAGTTTTTATTAACATAAGTCAATTCTAATACATCGGGTATATTATTTTGAATTCCTGAATTATTATTTCCGTGTGCGTGCATAATATAATGTGTTTGATTAAGTTTATTTAGACATTGAATTTTATCACTTAATGGTGAACCCCAAGTATTGTCATTTATTCCGTGAAATTCTATACAAATTTGTTTAAATTTTTGTAATTTATCTTGTGATAAAGATAATAGCCACGGATATTCACCACCTTCTATATCTATACTTAAAAATATTTTGTTATATTTATTAATTAAGTCATCTAAATTTGTGTGATTGTTATCATTAAAGTTAGAAATATTTTTTTTAACAAAAGTTATATCTTTTGTAAATCTCCAAGGATAATCTTTTATAGATCCATCAAAAGCAAAAGAATTTTGTTTCCCTATATTTTTGTATAAATTTAAAAAATCTCTATCAAAACTTGCTTCATTTGCTACACCACAACTAATATAGCAATCATAATCTCCTTCAAGTTTACAAATTACATACCCACCATCGCGGTCGCATCCTAATCTCATTTTATTTTCAAAGTGATATACTTCTAATAACTTGTCCATGTATATTCTATATTATATGATATTTATAATATTTAAACGCAATAAAAATCGGAGTGTTTACACCCTTGGTAATTTAAAACGGAACAAAATATATAACAACAATGAAACATAAAAACAAAATAATTATATATTATAGGCAAATAAATGCGAGAAAAATTAGAAACGAAATATCATACAGAAAGAGAAGATATATGTAATAGACTTATTAGCATTTTAGAATTGGATGAAAATAATTCTATTTTATTGAATGAATTAGAAAATGATATTGAAAAGCAAACAAAAATATTAGATATGAAAGATGAAATTAAAAAATATTTTGCTGTAAGTTGTTTAACACCATACAAACCAAACGCAACGTGTAAGCGTCCATATATAAATATTTTGCGTGGTATATTACGAAAACAAGGATACACATTTGAAGCATCACCGATATTGATTGGATTTGAAAACGGAAAATCTATATCAACATCAAAGTATAGAATATTTAGGAATAAATAAGTTATTTGTTAATTAATAAATAACTTAAAAATAAAATATTTAGTAAGTATATAGAATGGGAAAAAAGAAAAAGGAGGAAAAGAAACCCAAGGAGAAGGTTGTTAGAAATGACGTATCACTTCGTAAGGAAGAAAACAAGAATACTGATTTTACCTGTATCAAGTCTTCGTGGAAATTCTTTTGTAAAAACAACCTTTTAGCAGACACGATTGTTGAGGATATTTTACCCAAGATAAATACCATCTGTTTCTTATCCTACAAGTTGATAAACTTCCATTTTACACGTCTTTTGGAAGAACACAAACCCTTGCCTGAAATAAAGCAGAACCTGTTTTATCAAGCGTGTTGTATGGTTTCACAACTCAAATATACAAAGGATACTACCGATACAACTACCGAATTATATGAAAGTTTTTCACAGATGAGGGAATATATTACCGATGCTTTACCTGCTCGTGATTATTTATGCTTAGGATACATTACCAACCTGAATAAATTACAACTCACGATGGCGAATAATCATTTGAAACTGAACTTTTATAATCGGTTTCGTAAATATTTGAAACTACGAACTGGTGAAACTGATAATGCTGTTGTATATCGTTGGTTGAAAGATATTTATGAACCAAAATACGAAGGAAAGAACACGTTTATTTTGTATATGCGTGAATGGTTGAAATACACACCAACTGAAGCAAACATCGTAAAACATTCCAATCACTTTGTAAAGATTTACTATTCTATTTTGAAGGAGTTTGAAAAGTATCCTGATACAAAAGGAATACGAACCTTTACTTTATTACCGCACAAGCACGGATTTACGCAATCACATATTACCATTTGTAATGCTGGTTTAGAAAACACACTCAAATACATAGCAAAGAAACTAAAAGTAGAAAATAGTGACGTTGAAAGTGGTTTAGATGTGAAGAAGTTTTCTGAAAACAGCGAAGAATATTGGAGGGAACTTTTCAATATCAATCGGTATGAAACGAAAAACAAGAAGTTTGGATTTACAATTTTAACAGACGGAAAAAGTATTGTATTACAGATGAGAAAACCGAAACAACCTGATACACCTGTTCGTGAATACACAGAACAACAATACGATAACTTTATTGGTATTGACCCTGGTGTGAGAGCACTCATTACTTCTTATGATACAAATGATAAAATCATTCAAGTATCAACAAAGGAATATCGTCATAAAAGCAAAATGATTTATGCCTGTAAAAAACGTGTAGGGTGGTATAAAAGATGGGAGCATTATGAAGAATGGAAACTCATACCAACCATAAAAACCAGCAAAACAAGCGTAATGAAGGAATATTTCAAATACGTATTTCCACGAATGCGAACCTTTACGGAGTTTCATACAGAAAAAGGGTTTCGCAATTTGAACTTCACTTCCTATTGTAGAAGCAAAGCAACCTTAGCAAAAATATGCGAACGCATAGGAGGAGGTAAAAATGTGAAAACATTAGTAGGATTTGGTGATTATTCGCAACAACACGGTTTAGTAAAATCACATCCAACAACACCAATTTTACGATTGAAACGAGAACTTCGTAAGTATTGTAAGGTAGTTGGAATAGATGAATACAATACCAGTAAAACCTGTTCTTCGTGTAGTAATCCAATTGAGTTATACAGAAACCGTATTTGTAGGAAAAAGAATGGTGTTTTAGAACCTATAGCAAGAATGTCTAATATCCATAGTGTAATCCGTTGTAAAACCAACGAGTGTAAATTATGCTGTCTGGATAGGGACATCAATGCTTCTAAAAACATATTAGGATTGCTTCTCAACCAGTATAGAGGAGAAGAAAGACCAGTATGTTTCAAACCTGAAAAAATTGGCGTTATACCTCGTAAGAATGATAAGCGTCCAAAGGCGTGCGATTCGCCATTACAACCTTGTTGATTTTTACGGACATTTTGTTCCGTTTTAAATTACCAAGGGTGTAAATAAGAGCCTTAGTGACGGGAACGTGCACATAAAAGACGGCAAGTACATCAAGGAGTTTGTAGACAAACATCTCTAATACGATAACCCGTATAAAATTATAATGGCTATCATTGTAATGTTATGATACCTATTTACAAATTGGTCGAGTGGGTAGAAGAGTACAGAGAATTATGGGACAACTTTGTCGACTGGATCATGCCACCTTATTTCGAAATAGAACCCTCGCGAATTCATATGTTAAAAATGGCACAAGCATATAACGTGATAATACCCAAGCATTCCTTAAGTAAGCTTGAAAATGCTATGCAATTCTACTGCATAGATCCAAGTGTAAAAAACGTTAAGGTGGAAGAATTTGATATCATCACATGGTACCTTCTTAACTATAACCCACATGGTGTTCCAATGCTACGAAAATACCCGGAATACATCAACTGGAGTCCGCTATCTAAAAATCCCGCAGCAATAGACATACTTGAGCAAAATGTGGAAAAGATTGACTGGCAAATGCTGTCAGCAAACCCGTCGGCAATCCACTTGCTTGAACAAAACATGGATAAAATCGACTGGATGGCACTGGCATGTAATCCAGGCGCCATAGATATGCTGAAAAATAATGTTGACAAAATTTATTGGCCTGTGCTGTCTACGAATGCAGCGATATTTGAATTAGACAAAGAGGCAATGCGACAACAAATGCAGCCCATCGCACAAGAGCTAATGGAAAGAGTATATCATCCCAGTCGCGTGCGGCGCATTCTCGAGCAATTTGAGTATGATATCTTGGAAGAAGAATATGTTACTGCCCAGACAGTAAAGGTATAAACGGATCCATGTGATATATATAGCTCAATGAACCCCATTTTTAAGGTACCTGACTGGATGACCGGTATGGAACGCACCGATGTTGTGATGAAAGCACTGTCAGCAAATCCAGGCGCAATACCCATTATCGAGAAAAACATGGATCTGGTGGACTGGAAAGCGCTCTCGAGGAATCCCGCTGCGATCCACATACTTGAGAAAAACATGGACAAAATTCACTGGCCAAGTCTCAGTGGAAATCCTGGAGCACGCCGCCTGTTAGAGAAGAACCTCGACAAGGTCAACTGGTACAAGCTCTCTGAAAATTCAGGCGCGATGCGCATTCTGGAGAAACACCCCGACAAGATAAAGTGGGAGTACCTGTCCAAAAATCCGGCTGCGGTACCTATGCTCGAGAGGTACTACGAAAAGATATTTTGGCCCAATCTCTCTGGTAATCCTGCAGCTATTCATCTATTGGCTAAAAATATGGACAAGGTGTCATGGAGCGGACTCTCGGCAAACCCAGGCGCAATACAACTAATGCTTAAAAACATGCATATGATCGACTGGTTTAACTTTGCTCTGAACAACCCACTTGCGCCACTGTACATTGATCTTATACTGGAGTACGGACATGGTTACTCCATGTTGCACTTGTTAGAAAACCCATTGATGCTTGATCTTAATGGTACCGAAATGCATAAACAGATCAAGCCGATTGCACAAGAAATCATTGCAAAGGCACTGCATCCCAAACGCGTAAGGCGCGTTATGGAACAATATGGGTACAATATACTGGAGGATGAATATGTACATGACGATTGATATAGACACGACATAATGCAGTGTCTATAGATGGAATTTTCGCATAATATGAATAATGATCGGTGTAAACCTACTACCAAAGAAGAATTGAAGAATGCAGTTAACTTGTGGTGCGTCGATAGAGAGACTGGTTTGAAAAATCACGGACACATATCCACCTGGGACACCTCTCTCATTACAAATATGGCTCACTTGTTTGAAGATAAAAACGAGTTCAATGACCCCATTAATGATTGGGACGTGTCTAACGTAACAGATATGATGTATATGTTCACCCATGCTACGAAGTTTAATCAGCCGCTTGATAAATGGAAGACATCAAATGTCACGGATATGTCTTCTATGTTTGCAAGCGCACATGCATTTAATCAGCCTATAGGAAAATGGGATGTCAGTTCTGTTACTGACATGCATGACATGTTCCGAAATGCACAGTCGTTCAACCAACCCATTGGTAATTGGGATGTCAGTTCTGTTACTGACATGAGTAGAATGTTCAGCTGTGCACAGTCGTTCAACCAACCCATTGGTAATTGGAATGTCAGTTCGGCGATTTACATGTTATACATGTTCAGAGAAACCAATTTGTTCAACCAACCTATAGGAGACTGGGATATGAGGTGTGTTACTGAGACATCTGGAATGTTCTACGGTACAAATGCTTTCAACCAGCCCATAGGAAAATGGGATGTCAGTTCTGTTACTGACATGAGCTTTATGTTCAATCGCGCCCAGGTCTTTAACCAACCTATAGGGGATTGGAATACCAGTTCTGTGATTTACATGTGTTCAATGTTTGACGGTGCCAAGGCATTCAATCAATCACTGGACAACTGGAGTTAAACTTCAGAAACAATATATACCTCAATTTGGGGTTTAATATTATTGAAGGGTACATGGAACCTACCGCAGAAAGATATTGATGATATATTTAGAGATCCTTATCACTATAATCGTTATCGCGTATAAGTGACATAAATGGTATGTATTGATAAATATATGCCATTTCTCACGGAACAGGAGCAATCATTTATGATCTGGTCAAAAGGACATCCAAAGGGCGCATATGCAATAGACCGTCCTACCGAACATAGCGTAATACAGGATGACATGATAAATTACATGCACACGCTAAACAAAGATGGAGATGGTTTAAACGTCGCATTCATTCGTCTTGGAACCATGCGACTCATGCGCGATGTCAACCTTTTTGCCGCTAACCTGCATATCCTAAAAAAGCCCATTGTACTTGTTACGACAGACGGGGGCCGTTCAGTACCTTCCGAATTTGCAAAACATGTCGTCAACGCCATATTAGAAAACCAGTACATAACCCGCTGGTATACACAAAACTATGACGGTACGATACGTCATGAAAAGCTGCAACCATATCCTATTGGGTTTGATTTGCATACGAAAAATTGGTTGGTGGATGGTTCTGCTATGAAAAAATTGGTATATATGATTGATGTTCGAACAGGGAATCGCGATTTTCCCATTCAGGACAAAATTCCCAATAAAATTTTCTGTGACGCTCATAATAGTAAAACCCATGGTGAACGAGAACTACTTCGTAAAGCAGTAGAAAAAAATAGCAATGTCATATTATTATCAGAGCGATTGTCGTTTCAAGATATTACAAAAGAATATAACAAATACCAGTTTGTGTTGGCACCAAGAGGTAACGGTCTGGATACCCACCGCACTTGGGAACTTTTTCTTGCAGGCGCAATCGTGATTACCAAGACATCCTCATTAGATGAAATGTATATCAAACATGATCTTCCGGTTGTGATCCTCCAAGATTGGAATGAACTTAATGATGATATTGAAAATAAAATGGCGCGATGGCATACCGAGCATGTCTGGAAAACCGATTTCAAACATATATTTATGCGCCTTCGAATGAACTACTGGCTTCATTCAAAAACCATCACGGTTGAATAAAACTGCGGAAAACGATATAAATGTTTCAGGAAAAAACATGCAACTCATTTATGGAAAGAGATAATGATGAAAAAATTGTCCGTCAAAAAAGGACATGTAAGACCTGCGGTGGCCCCCGGGCATCAACCTTTGGGTTTCCCGGTGAGAAGCCTACTCATTGCACCATTTGTCGATTGCCGGATCATGTAAACGTATACAAAAAAACATGTCAATGTGGGAGCGGGTTAACCCATACGCACAAAGATCGTGATGGTCCGGGTCGGTACTGCTCAAACTGTAAACCGAAAGATGCTGATCGATGGTCGATTATGGGAAAACGCTGCGACTGTGGATCAGGGAAACCCAAATCATATGGTCTACCAACTGACGACATACCCACCGTTTGTATCCGCTGCAAAAATGATACACATACCAGATCTTTTCGTAAATACAAAGCATGTACTCTATGTGATAGCGGAGCCCGTGCAAACTATTGTTTGAAAGGAACCGGTACTCGCATTGCGTGCAAGAAGTGCATGTTGACCCGTAACCCCGACGATTTCTCTCTCGCAAGTCGTCCAACATGCGGCTGCGGGTCAGGACTTTACCAAAGCCATGCTATAGGAGATAGTTGGAAACTGGTTGCATGCAGAGCATGCATGACACCTGAACATTGGTCAACGTCAGCCGTGAGATCAGCAAGACGCCGGACCGCATTAAAAACGTCGACATCTACTGAGACGTTGGATACGACAAATACATTAGACCCCTGATGAACCAAATAACCCATTCTGTTTTTGTAACCGACATATCGACAGTATTCGGTACATTACAAAAAATTGAGTGTAATGTACAGATATAGCATCTTCATAGAAATAAGATGTTCAGACATTCAGACAAGAAAAACGAACCTAACAAGCGACGTCGCATCCAAGAATCCTCCGACGAGGACAGTGAGATGGAAAGCTGCGAACCCAGCAGCGAGTCAGACTCGGAACAAGAGTCCTCGACCAGTAGCGACTCGGAATCAGAAGAGGAGTTCATTACGGACGAGGATTCTGAAAGTGAAAGCGAAAAAGAGGTTATCGATCTTCATAGCGATTCCGATTCGGACAGCGACTACGAGCCCAAAAAAGCAAAACGGGCACATGGTAAGGAGTTGGAACGCAATGAAACGTTGGACCATGCGCGCATCCAGCAGGTGATTGCCGATGTATTCCGATCCAAGTACATGGACTCCAAAGTAGCAGACAAAAAAGACAAAAACAAAAGCCCCAAAGATAACAAAGAAGATAAAACAGACAAAAAACAAAAGCCCCAGAAAGCAAAGAAGAACAAGAAATCTGAAACACGCATTCGTCGCAAGCGCAGCGGCAGTCGCGTTACCATTACCGAGCCCAGCAGCGAGTCGGAAGAAAATGAATTTGTCGATGACGACGAAAGCGAAAGCGACGATGAAGGTGGAGTCAGTATTCTACTGATTGGCGGAGAGCCCGAACAAGAATCGTATGACGAGAGCGACGACAAATATGATGTCGAGAGCGACGACGAGAAGATATTCATGAAGGAGAAATACGAACCCATTGAAGTCCCTGAAGACGCAAAGCCCAAGGCTCGCAAGCGGCGCCCAAAGCCAACCGAAGAAGTTGACGACAAGGACAAGGAAGAGGATGTTGAGATTGAGTATGCCGAACTGGTGGAGACAAAGAAAACACTGTCCGAACAGCTCAAGAAAAAGCCCAAGAGCAAGGTCCTCAAGAAGGCCGTTCATGACTGCGATCGCCAGATCAAAAAGCTCGTGAAGAGCAGTCGCATCAAGAACGCAAAGAAGTACCATAAGCTTACGCACGAGGACAAGAAGAATATGGACGAGACGTCCTATTTCAAGACCAAGCTGTCGAACAAGGAGCAAATGCGCGTGATTCGAGACCTCAAAGAGGTGAACTCGTGCATCGATATCGACAAGCCTTATCGTCTGGCACTACTCGAGTCGAATATGCCCGCAAAGACTAAAGCGGTGGCGCTTCAAAAGCTCAATATCTTGAATACGATGGAACCGGGCGATCCCGAATATCATAAGCTACGCCACTGGGTGGACGCGTTCATGCGCATCCCCTTCAATAACTACAATTCCTTCTCAGTAAGTATATCTGATGGCATTGATCGCTGTCATGAGTTTATGCTGAACGCAAAACAGACATTGGATCGCTGCGTATATGGTCTCGACGACGCAAAGCTCCAGATTATGCAACTCGTGGGACAGTGGGTGGCGAACCCAAAATCTGTCGGTTCGGCGATTGCAATCAAGGGCCCTATGGGAACGGGCAAGACCACCTTGGTCAAAGAAGGCATCTCTCAAATTCTGGGTCGCGAGTTTGCGTTCATTGCACTGGGCGGCAACAGCGATGCCAGCTTTCTGGAAGGGCATAGCTATACTTACGAGGGTTCCTCCTGGGGAAAAATCGTGCAGATCCTTATGGACGCCAAGTGCATGAACCCGGTCATCTACTTTGATGAGCTCGACAAGATCAGCGATACCGCCAAAGGTGAGGAAATTGTCAGCATGCTCATTCATCTTACGGATGTTGCGCAGAATACCGAGTTCCGGGACAAGTTCTTCGCGGAGGCCGCGATCGACCTTAGCAAGGTACTCTTCCTATTCTCATACAACGACGAATCAAAGGTAAACCCCATCCTTCGCGACAGGATGTACAGCATTCAGACAAAGGGCTATGAATCCAAAGAGAAGCTCATCATTGCGCGTAATCACTTGCTGCCCAAGATCCGCGAGCAGGTCAACTTCAAAGAGGACGATGTCATTATTCCTGACGAAACCATCATGCACATTGTGTCCAGCGAGGGTCTCACACATAAGGAAGCGGGTGTGAGAAACCTAAAACGATGCCTCGAGATTATCTACACGAAGCTCAATCTGTTCCGATTAGTAAAGCGGGACGAAAACATATTTAAGAAAGATATCGACATTGATGTAGAGTTCCCATTCACCGTATCGAAGGACCACGTTGATATCTTTATCAAAAACAACGACAGGATGAACCCGAGCCTGTTCGGCCTTTACATTTAAGCGAATGCGTGGGTATTCTCAAAGATCATGATCGGAAGACCGGTCATGATATACATGTTTGTTTTTACATAGTCACTGGCTTACCAGTGGCATTTCCGCCGCGGCTGGTAAGAAGCGCGGTCATTTTTTCATCCAGGCACAGGTTGCCCATGCTGTTGGTGAGACCCGATGTGGGCGGGCAATCGCGCGACCCCTCGGCCTTTGAGAAGATATCGAGCTCCGCACTTTCATCAATATCCGCTGCAGTTGGCGCAGTCTCGCTGTTTTCAAACCCTTCCGGTTCTCCAAAGACAAGCTCCGCGTAGGGTACATACACTCTGCATGACACACACATCGACATGACGATGGCGATGATAAGTAAGCCGATCAAGATCCAGTATTCGATTCCCATGTTGGTTCTATACAGATCTTATAGATAAAAATCGACATACTCGCTGGGATTTACTGTATGTATCATGTCGCGATACCATTCATGATCCTTTCCGTATGTTGTATGCAGCGTCCCATTGCGCACCTTTAAATAATACCAGGCGCGTTTAACGAGGTTGCGCCACCAACGAATAAACTGCTTGACGATGCGCGGAAACCGGGCCTGCCGTATATCGTCCTGACGCCACCATATCGTAAAGGCTATTAGCAAAAATAGAAATATCATGGTTAGCATAGTCGTGGTATAATATAGCGTCCTAAAATAGCATAAAGCTGGTAACCCAATATATAGAAATGAACAATTCTCAGCGCATTCAGCTTGAAAAGATGATACAGGAGTCGGGTGCCGACGACAATACCCAACGCATTCGCGAACTTAGACACAGCGCCTCAATCGAGGCCGATCTCAAAGCGATTGAAAAAGTGCGTGCCGAAAACCCTGATGTATCAAAAGAGTCGTTACATGCGATTTGTACTGGCGAGGCATTGTTCTTATACACGAACTACACCTCGATTTTCCACAAGGCTGTAGCAAACGAACTAAACATGGGCATCATGCAGCGTCTTCTCGACGTCCTTCGCAGCATTGAGGAAGGGGCTGCCGATCAACACGAAGCATCGGTGCGTGCAGGTCAAATCCTAAAGGAGCTATATGTCGACAGCGCATTGCAGCGGGCAAATACCATTGACGAAAACACAGTGGCAGCCCCCACATTGAGCGAGGGCAACGCCACATCATGGGCAGAGTTTAAAGCTTTGCAAAAAAAATAGAATAAATATTGTGGACACCATTATGTATAATGGTGTTCATCGATCGCCCTCATGCCGTTTTTAAGGTTGCTACTAACAACAGCGATTTGCGCAAGGTGTATGAAGAGGCAGCTGCGGCACACAATGAAAAGGTGGCTTTCGCGAAACTTCCCGATGCCGGATTCGATTTGTACGTACCGACAGATATAAAATTTAGTACCCCCTTTGTCACGAATTTCATAGATCTCGAGATTGTAGGCGTGATGGAGACGTACCATATGGTAAAGGATATATACGAGCCCACAAGTTACTACATGTACCCTCGTTCATCCCTTACAAAGACGCCACTCATGCTGGCGAACCATACCGGCATCATTGATTCCGGGTATCGCGGTACGCTTAAAGGCGGGTTTCGATGGTTAACAACAGATTGCGAACCGTATACTGTAAGAAAGGGTACGCGCCTCTTACAAGTATGCCATCCCACACTCATTCCGGTTACAGTAGACGTGGTAGACATGGACTGCCTCATGAATAACACTGAGCGTGGAACAGGAGGGTTCGGTTCTACCGGCATGTAGACGATTTTCTCGGGTTAATGTAACCGAAGTATGAATAATGGGATTTCTGTATATAGGGGTAGACGGTTCGACAATAAGCAAAGACGACACGCTCAAAAGGTGATCGTTTTAGACTTGGATGAGACATTAGGGTCTTTTGCTCATTTGCATATATTGTGGATGGGAATTGTCAAGGGAGTGAGGAGGGGGACACTGGACAAGGCAACATTTTTTCGTTTATTTTCGTTATATCCCGAATTTTTGCGTGACAACATTCGTGAGTTATTATCCATCATAAACGAACAAAAAGGGCAAAATGTCAAGGTGTTTCTATATACAAACAACCAATGTCATCCAGATGACTGGATTGACAGCGTAGTAGAATATATCGAAGAGACCTCCAATACCCCTAACCTTTTTGATCATTTTGTCCGTGCGTTCAAAATAAAGGACCGTGTCATCGAGCCTTTAAGAACGTCTACCCAGAAAAATATCGATGATCTCGTGAACTGCACCAAAATACCCAAGAATGCCGAAATCTGCTTCATTGACGATACCTACTACCCGCGTATGATGGGCGACAATGTCTACTATATCCATCCGGTTGCATACTATCATTCAATGTCTATTGAAAATATTATAAACCGTTATATAGCATCGTCTCTGGGTTCGGAACTTCGTATAAAAAGCAGTGTCCCGCGCAATTACCGTTCGTATATCCAAGACTGGTTTGATTTTAACAACGCCAGGCGTTATGTGCCCCAGACATACAATGCCGCCATATGTAAAGCGGGTACGCAACGACTAATCGCATATATTCGCGATTTCTTTTCGTCCGCTGATAGAAAAGATACTTCTGCGTCTGGCATAAAAGCAACCAAGACCAATACCACATTGAGAGGGCGTCGAACCATACGTAATTCTACGTATAAGAATCGCGCACAACACAGTCGTTCGCCATCAAAACAAGCTGCTCTTGTTCAGTCAGCTTCTGAAAGGTAACGCAATCATTGAAACAATATTCAAAACAGCGCTTTTGTGGCGTACGACATATCACATTCACCCCACGATCCGTAAATTTCAGCCGGGTCGCAAACCCGCCACCGGCCTTTTTGGCTCCAGTAGACGTAAACCGAATATACGTGGTGTATTTTCCGCGGTCCACCTCATGGATCTCGTCCACATATCGATATCCAATAAGCCGTCGAATAATTTCCTCGGGGTTGTCAATATCCGTATCGTAAACCGCATCACGGACGTCCTTCATTACGTCGTCCGTGGTAAGAGATTGTAGATAACTACATGTCGCCGTGGCATCTTCGAGCATTTGCTCCAGGTCCTCCGAACTAATGTCGCCCGCTCCCTCGCGCGCCTCTGCAATTAGATCTTCGTTCATTCTGTAGTGACATAAACGTTTGTCTTTGTATCATATATGCGGATAGGCAAGTACACGATCAATAAACCTATTGCCACGGGTGCTTTTGGGGCGGTGTTTCTTGGCCACCGCATCCGCGACAAAACCCCGGTGGCAATTAAAATCAACAACAGTGACTCATTTAATCTCATTAAACATGAGTGCAATATTCTCCAGTATGTGAGCTCTCGCAACGTGTCATGTGTACCAAAAATATATCATTATGGAGTTCATGACGGCGCATTTACCATGGTAATGCCATATTTTGAGAAAAGTCTTGCCGAAGTTATGGACGGTGCTGACCGCGATACGCGTCTCCGTTATCTGAAACAGGCGCTACTTGCGATTGATTACGTTCATAACCGATGTGTTTTGCACCGCGATATTAAACCAGAAAATATTCGAATTACCGATAATCGGTTAGTGCTTATTGATTTCGGTCTCTCGTGTTTCTATGCGTCCGATGATGGACCGTTGCCCAATAAAAAACAAGATTGTGTCGTGGGATCTCCCATGTACATGTCGCATCTGGTGCATATGGGCAATCGTCCGTCTATTCGAGACGACTTATTCTCGATCGCATTTGTGTTTGCCGAATTTGCCCTTGGCGAACTACCTTGGGAAGTAGAGGACGAATTTGACCCGATAATCCCAAGTAAGTCGAATTACCATATGGCGCGCGCAAAAACCCAGTTCTGCGAAGATGTAAGTGGTTCAAATGGGGGACTTTCCGTTATCATCGGATATATCATGAAACTCCAGTATGGTGAGGAAGCCATGATCGAACGACTCCTCGAATTTCTGTAAAGTATAATCTTACACAAACCATATAAATAGTCCCAGTGTTTTCCTTCATATGACGGAGTTGAAAGAAATCATAGGCCAAGTTAAATGGTTCAACAATACCAAGGGTTTTGGATTCATTACCATTCGCAGCGAATGCGACCTAAAAGGCACTGATGTGTTTGTCCATTATTCCAACATTAGCGAGAACTGTGGCTCTCATTACAAGTACTTGATTCAGGGTGAGTATGTACAGCTTGACGTAGGAAAAGCGGTACGTGGTTCGCACGAAATCCATGCTATGAATGTCAGCGGAATCTTGGGTGGGACCCTCATGTGCGAGAGCAAGAATATGAACGTGCGCGATCGCGATCCGTTTTCCGCAGAAAACGATGGACGAAACATGGACGTTGCCGAAGCATCATAAACGATTACATGGATAATGATGTAATCGTTGGAAACTCATACCAAGCTTTATGCATGGTATACTACAACTATATGGCAACCTTTTCAAAAACATGTCTTACCAATGCTATGTGCGGGGCCTATACTCGGTATTATCTACAAACATGCGACTTTATAATAGCTGGATATCAATATGAACCAAATCCGGAGCGGACATGCACACGGATTTTAGAAGGTGCAGATTGTCCTAACTGTGCGATATTGACGGATTGTTGCGCATATACCAATATAGATTGTTGTCAACGCGTTATTACACCTATGCCAACAACCATGCCATCACATGCTCCTACTGGAATGCCGAGCTATTTCTGTAATAACGAATCAATACCAGTCGATGATAATACTTGCAGTAGATTTCAAGTTTTTCAATCAAATAAGATATTTGAATTGGACAATGGGGATATGCTATGTTGTGCCGATAGTGGTGAAGACTGCTGTAGACAAAGCTATGTAATATTTATAGCTGCCGGCGGGACACTGTTGTTAATCGTGTTGTTCTTCATGCTTGCTATTTACATGAATCATGAACCCGAAAAGAATAAACGGCGCGTGTCGCCACTTGATAATATCCTACCATAATACATGATTCACGTAGTTGCTGCATTTGTCACATATGTCCTCGTTTTGAAAATATTACAGCGTTTAACTGTAATTGGTACATACCAAACTCTTCCTCGGTTTGTAGAACAGGAGTCTCGTTATGGGATCGTATAATTTAACGATTCACATGCACTTCCCGCATTACATGTTTGACGAGCTTTGACATATTGGGTTCATCATCCTGCTCTTCTTCGTATCCGATGGTTTCCGCAATCAATTTAAGATATTTTTCATTTTCTGGTGTATCGCACTCATGTGCGGTGGGGTGTTTCTGCTGCCAATCTGCTATGTTTTTATAGTTCTTGTCCTCAACCGCCATGATAAGCTTCTTTAATTCGGTTTTTTCATCGTTGTCCTTTTCCCATTTATCGCCCTGTTTTATGTAAAGTGTTTCACGTTTAAGATCAGTGCAGTGCAATGGACGCTGATACAGGTCCATTGAACCCAATGTATTTGTGAGTATTGACATCATCCCGGGTAAAAAACCGTTATTTCTAATATAATTCAACTCATCCAAACCCAGTTGTATTGTTTGAATAAAATTCTGTACTGACATTGCATCTTTGCACTGCTCATTCAAAAAGAAATTAAGATTGAACTTATTTGTCTGATGCGTAACGTTGGTTACATGCGTAACGTTGGTTACCGTTTTTAACTGTGGAATAAGCTCTTGTATATCTCGGTTATGTTTTTCTTGCTGTGCGATAAGCAGATTTTTTAGATCGTCGTTCTGCTTCTTTAATTCATTATGTATATCATCCAGTTCTCCCGAAGTGGATGATGTCGCTTTCTTCTCCGTACATTTTTTTCTGTGTTTCCACAGTCCGGATTTACTTGCATACTGACAACCACAGTTACTGCATATAAATGATTCCACCTCCTTCTCACTGCAAACTATCTGTCGATGTTTAGCGGTCTTTATATGTTTTGATAAATCACTCTTCTTATAACATGTATATTGGCATGGTATACAATTGAATACTGGTTTTGCTGACAATTTCATATGCGGTTATTATCTATTGAGCTATTTTTCTATTAGAATTCAAAATGCTATTTCTAACTTGCGTATTTATGATTTTAAGGTACTTTAGCAATCGCCCAAAAAACAGCCCAAAAACGCCCTTTTATTTTCAAGGTACTTTAGCAACAATTTTGGGGTGTTCCATTTTCAGATTTAAGGTACTTTAGCAATCTTTTTTTGCACCCTTAGCATATTGTTCAAAACTGGATCAAAAAATTGTGC